TCAGCTAGCTGGAAACTTTTTATACAGAGTTGAGAGCCCTACTCCATACGTTTTTGATACGCTTTGTCGTGATTCACCGGTTGCCATCCGCTCCCCCATTTCCCGCCATTGCTCATCCGTGAACTTAGGCCTGCGACCACCAACTCGCCCTTTTGCCCTGGCTACGGCCAGCCCTGCTAAGGTACGTTCGCTATTAAGATCAGATTCATATTGTGCTGCGGAAAGGATGTTACGAAAGTTATAGCGGCCGCTGGCTGTTTTGAGATCCACGCCATCGGTAATACTGCGGAAGTTGATACCCTTTTCCTGTAACTGCTGGAACATCAACAGCGCATGCAGAACGTTGCGGCCTATCCTGTCCAGCTTCCAGACCACCAGTTCATCCCCCGGCTGCATAGTGGCGATCAGCCGTTTTAGAACCGGCCGATTCGATTTCCTCCCGCTGGCATGCTCTTCAAAAATTTTCTCACAACCCGCTGACTTGAGCGCCGTTAGTTGCAATTCAGTGTCCTGGTGGTTTGTTGATACTCGGGCATAACCGTAAATCATGAGTGCTTCTCCTGTTGTAAAAACAGGAGAAGAGGCGAAATATCACCTGATTCAGAAAAATATTTGAAAGGTTGGTTTGGGAGAAGCGGCAAAACGGGATGTGGGAACAGGGGAAAATCAGATACCGGATATGGCTTTTTTTGCCAGTGGTGATGGATGGATGAAATTACCCAACGGTAAAATCCTGCAATATGGTCGAGGTGCGGTTACGCCGCCGAGGTATCGATACAATTGTGTTATGTGGGATCTCGACCAATATCGGTGTTGAATCCACCGCCCGCAATGCCTGGGAACTTGGCTTTAATCTGGTGATTGCCGAAGACGCCTGTAGTGCCGCCAGCGCCGAGCAACACAATAACAGCATTAATCATATCTACCCGCGCATCGCCCGTGTGCGTAGCGTGGAAGAGATCCTTCACGCGTTATGATTTACATCGGTCTGCCGCAATGGTCGCATCCTAAATGGGTGCGGTTGGGGATCACCAGCCTTGAAGAGTATGCCCGCCACTTTAACTGAGTGACGCGGTAATTTTTAAAATCACTAAAGAACGCCCAAGAGCATGTGTTTTCTTTAGGTTAATCAGTGCATTATAAGACGCCTCCATATGAAATTCGGTTAAGTTCATATGAGTTAAAATGTCCCAACCATGCCCCAAAACTGGCATTTATGCCCCATACATGCCCCAAAAACCTTCCTTAAAAAGCTACGTGCCCAACCGTTGACGCTATATAAATAAACAGTATAAATTGCGTGCAAAATCATTGTTGCTTTGGAGGCGGTATGTTCGTTGAGTTGGTGTACGACAAACGGAATGTTGAAGGATTAACAGGTGCCAGAGAAATAATTCTGAATGAGTTAACAAAGCGAGTGCACCGGATCTTTCCGGATGCAGAAGTGAAGGTTAAGCCGATGCAGGCGAACGGCTTAAACAGCGATGCCAGCAAGAGTGATCAGGAAAAACTGAATCGCATGTTGGAAGATATGTTTGAAGAGGCCGATATGAGGCTGGCTGCGGGTTAAATCCTGAAAGCCCCAGAGAGTTATGTTGAATGCTAGAGACCGCATCCTACCGGAAGTGGTTGCTGTAATTGTTCTCTTCTGTATAGGTCATATTGCGTTATCATATCAAGTGTAACGACTACGGGATCGTACCTTCCATTAAGTATAAGTCGTACAACTACACATGTCGGCATGAATAAAAATAGTGGGGCTTAAATATTGGTGTTAGGCAAGATGATGAAGGCAAGTATGTTACCAGTGACAGGCCTTTTACACAGTATGATCATAAATGGCAGGCAGACAATGCAGAGAGCTGGCAAAGTGCATGTGATGCCAGCAAATCAGTTAGTCAGCCGAGCCAGTCTTACCAGACGCCACAGTTTACAGCAGTTGTCGGTCAATCTGGGTTAAGCACTCTTTTTGGCTATGCCACGATAATATTAATATTCTGGGCTATTCTTAATTTTTTTATTCTCATACCCGGCATGAGGGCAAGCTTATTATTACAAAGCGCGGGGGGCTTTTTTGCAATACCTGGGGCATGTATAGGGGTTATACTTAGACTTGTCCATTTAATACTTTTCGCCCCTTATGTTTTTATATACCCTTGGAGTGATGGTGACATTGCCAGACAATTTTGTTATCAGATGGGTGTGATTGCCGTAACTTCAATTCCAGCCCTAATTCTTTGGAAAAAAATAAAGAAATCCATACTTTATTTTACAGGAGCACTTGCGATATTATCCTATATCTCCGTAGGTTTGTTGGCACTTAACAATGATTTATGGGCTTCTTTTAAAGTTTATCCATTTTTAAACTAGCCCGGCAATTTCATGCCGTTCAGCTTACCCGATTCCCGCCCGTTGTGCGGGAATCTTTGTAGAAACCAGACCCGCCCACGATGTTACTGACGACAATATCACCGTCTTCGGGATGGAGGCTGAAATCAATGAGAAGGTATGAACCATCGAGGATGCCGGCATTGATCATTGAATCTCTGGCGACGCGAAGTGTATATGTCGATGAGGGGTGGAGAATAAGATGCGACACAGATCGATGCCGCTCTCGATATAGTCAGCGGCAGGACTGGGAAAGCCTGCCGAAATGAGATCCCCATAAACAGGGATATATACCGGAACGTCCGGAAAAATAAGGCGTTGTAGTTGCATAATTACCTCCTTTGTAACTTACTGTATATATATACAGTAGTTTTAATTTGAAGGCAGATCAATACTGGTTAAAACTATCAATCACCAGAACAGGGATTATTCGCGCATCAGCTCGGGCTACTGTCAGCACCACCACCTTGTTGTGCGGCTTTCAGTTTCTGGTTGAACACCGAACTTTCTGGCATTTCGAGACGCAGGTCTATCCATCGCCCGGCGGGAATATCCATCGGCTCACCTGCGACGATCATAGCGGTTTCACTGTCAAAGCGACGTTTAAAAACCGACACGATAATGGTTCCGCCCTGAGTGGATTGCGTCTCCACAAAACACAGGCGGTTGCCATTTGAATCCTGTGGGATTTCAATAGTCCAGCCGTCAGCGTGTAGCCCGACAGCGCCACGTATTTCATATACGCCAGTAGCAATTTTTTCCGCTGTAACGCCTTCCGCCTCCATATTGGTCGCGGCACAGCCAGAAAGTGAAAAATCTTCGAGAAAACCAGCAGGCATGCCTCTGTGATCATTGGTAAGTCGCACAACAGGTGAGGCTTTTTTTATAAACCCGTTTGCATCAACAGTGGTTGTCAGATTGTCCAGCAACAGACGGGTTGTTGTAACCCCCGCAGTGCCGTATCCGGACATTACACGGATGCCCCTGGTAAAATAATGCACGCTCATGAGAAACCACGTATCGTTTGCTCCCACCCATAATGTGGGCGCACTTTGTGGAATTTCATAGAATTCACCCGTCATTGGCAATATGTTCTGTAGGGTTGCAAGACTGAATCCCCTCATTTTTGCCACGACGTTATCAATCACAGATTCACTGGTCGAATTATATTCGGATACAGGAAATCCTTTTTTCAAACCAAGCCCTTCACGTGCGCTGGCCTGGGTAGTACCGCCAGTACCGCCCTGCTTTACAGACAATGCTGTGGTCAGCCCTTCCAGACTGGTGATGTCTTTATTTACCCCTTTTTTTGCCATGCTGCCAATGGAGGGGATGCTCATGCTTACACCGTTGATGGTGACCGTGATCATCTGGTTGGCTGTAGTGCTGGCGAACGCCTCCCACGCGCCAATATTCTCGTCGTACTCTTTGATGAGCTGTGACATGGCCTGCGCCAGGCCGTCGACTGAGATATTGTCCGACACAAGGATTCCATACTTCTGGCCGCTCAGCGCCGGGGAAACTGCTGGCGTAACCGTCATTGACGTGGCGCTGTTCACGGATGAAATCTGAAACAGCTGCACCGGGTTAGACATCACGATAATCGTCTGGCCAGCGCGGACCTGGCTGGCGGGAGCTGTCCAGTTTGTGCCCGTCCCGGTGGCGGTATTTCCATTAATGGCGATGGTGCCGGTGTTATAAAGCATATTTTCTCCAGGCAATAAAAAAACCCCGCCGGAGCGAGGTTTATGTTTAAGCGTAGTGGGTTATTTGCAGGTTGTTTCGGTAAATGTATTCGCACTTACCCAGCGCCAGCTGAAAGGATATCCAGCCCGGTACTGCGTCTGGTTGTTTTGTTTACGCACACCGTAAATCTGAACCGTAGTTTCCTGACCGCCAACGATTGCAGTGCCGCTGCAAACTGGTTCCTGTTTCTCAATTACGCCAGCGCATCCTGTAAGCATGACAGCGCCTGCCATGCAGATAATCAGTTTTCTCATTTTGATAGTATCCAGAGGAATTCAGTATCTTAGACGATACCAATACAATTCTGGTGGGTATAATTGATTGGATAGATCAATATTATGTTATTGATCGCTAAAAACGATCAATCAATCATAGGCCGCTGTATTTATGGCGGTTAATGAAATGCCAGTATTCGTTCCCCCTCCAGGTGAACCTGCCCCAGTGGAGGTCCCCCCTGCGTTTATCCTCGTATTGGCCCCGTCAAACCTGCATGAAGAATAAGCATTTATCGTGTAGATAGTCGGAGGCTGGGTTGAATTATTCACAATGATGGTCTGACCCAACTGAGCAGGTGCAACGGCCCATGACCCGCTCAGCGTCTGGTCAATATTTATCCCGCCGTTTGCACCAGGCGTGCCAACCGTCTGCAGGTCTGATAGCACACGGGACTCATTAGTTAACACAAGCTTTCCGCTCGCATCCCATATTGCCAAACCCCATTTCGGTAATATCTGCGGGAATATGGCAAAAACGTACGCCGTTAAAGTGAAACTTTGGTTGTAGGGATTAACACCAGCAACATACACATTACCGCCGTTCCTGTAAGACATAACCGGAGTGGGCTGTGCTGTATTGGTGGTTTTGATAAAAACCATCACTGGGTAATCAGCGTTTAAAGCGATATTTTGAGCAACCTGCTGAGAACTGCCATTCGCGGATGAATTGAAGGTATACTTCCCGTAAAGACAGAAAGGCGTTGATTGTGGCGTTACAAAGGGATTCCCGTTATCCATTAATATCATCGCGCCAAATTCGGCCATTATGCTTTCTCCATGAAAACGACCACCTCACATTTAGAGGCCGGGTAATTACCCAGGCCCACAGAAGAGGCTGCGGTTACGGTTATTGTGTTCCCTGACGCGACAATGCTCCTCCCTACGCTGTTACCTCCTTCATCAAGTGAGAGCGCAAAACCGACCTTCATTCCTGAGGGTACAGTGAAAGACCAGCTGCCGGAGTTTTGTCCGGCGGCAAGTTGTATACGTCCAACAACGGAAACGGGCTTGATTCCGTAGTTGTTGGGGTTTCCCGAAGCATCCCAGGTCTGTATTCCATAAGCCATATCAGAACACCCCCGTTAATCGGCCAACCTGCACTCTCAGAACGTTGTTGCCATCCTTGACGCTGATTGTCTGGTTGGTCTGCTTCATGGCTCCCTCCCCAGCTGTCGAACCGTAGTTCTCAAACGTCCCGGACTTATCCAGTTTCCAGCCAACAGAGCCGGCAACATAATTGTTCGACTGGATGTAATTGCCAATTTTTGCATTGCTTATGGTCCCGTCGCCAATGACTGTATCCCTGATAATGGCCTGGCCATTCTGGATAACGAACGGCAGTGTTACAGTCCCGCCGACCATAGTAGTCACGGCGAAACGGTCTGCCAGGAAGATTACCTGTGACTGCATGCCGGAGGGTGTATTTTGAACCCCAATACCCATCCCGGCAGCGTAATACTGCCCGTTACTGGACACCCCCACCTTGATGTTATACATCGCGCTGAGGTTACCGTTTACATCTGCTATAGCCTGTGCGTTGACGTTTATCGCTGCACTGTTTTCGCCTGATTTAACAGTCAGAGTGTTGATTTTTGTTGCCGAAGCCTGGGTGAAATCAGCAAGAGTTTCTGTCAGGTCCGTTGAGTTAGAGATATTGCCACCAGCTTCTGCATCCAGTGTGACCAGCGCGCGTGCGACCGCCTGGCTGGTATCGGCAATCGTAGTATCCACTCTGTCTATACTGGCACTGTTCCCGGCGTTCGTGGCGGTCTGCGAGCGACGGCTTACCACCTGCGCCAGCCCATTCTGAATAATCGCGATTGCCGAGTTCTTCACTCCTCCCGTCATGCCGTCCATCGACACAGAAATCTCGTCGATCTTCACTTCGGCCTGAGCCAGCCCGTCAGCGTTCTCCAGGATGTCTTTCGCCTGCTGCTCGAGTTCGTCGGCATGGTTTTTAATTTCGTCAGCCATGCCAGCAATTTTTTCATTGCTGTCCACCGCGTTCTCGATCAGGTCTTTGAACGTATCGGAGTCTTTAATTTCCTCCAGAATCACATCTGTGATATCGGAAACATCGATGCTGGCCTGTCCTCGCACCCATTCTGTGTACCCTGATTCGTTGCCGCTGCGGTCCACCAGCTGCGCGCGGTACCAGAAAATCTGCCCAGCCTTAAGGCCCATCTGCTGATATTTGCGCTGCGGGTAAGGCACATCGGCCAGCAGCATGGCATCGTCTTCAGTACCGGTCAGGCTGTACTGAATTTCCGTCTTCAGCGTGTCGTCGGTATTCGCCTGGAATCCCCAGTTCAGCTCGATACCGAACACCACGTTTTCAGAGGCGATAAAGCCAACCGGCTTCGGTGGATTGCCCACTTTACCCGTCAGCGTTTTCTCTTCTGAATAGCCCCATCCGGATGAAATTTCTGCGGCATTGATTGCGCGCACCCGCACCAGGTAGCGCCCGGCATAAATCCCCGGGACGTCGAATGACGTGGTGGAGGTGCGCGGCACGTTAACCCAGTTCCCGTCATTGCGACGCCACTGTGCCTCATACGCGATAGCATTTTTCGCCTGGTCCCAGCTGACGCGCATGGTCTCAACGCTGATATTCTGCTGAACGACAGAAAACGAACTGATCGCGATATTAGCTGGCGGGGACTGATTACCGGGCGGAATTACACTTATTGGCCGCTGGTCGATAATGGCACCGGTATCGATACGCGCATATTTATCCGGATCGTGCAAAGCGCCAGCAATCGAATACGTTCCGTCATTATTATCCGTAACGCTGATAACGCGATATTGCTGCGCGTAAAGCTCTTCAGACTCGACAATCCACACCGATTCCACTGCAGGTGTTTCGCTGTATGCCGTTGTCACAGTGACGGCCCGCCCGTTTACGCTCTGTATCGTCCTGCTCTGCGATGCGCCGGACGGAAGGTTAACCATCAGACGGCTTCCGGGAGCGGCTGCCGAATCACGATCAAGCGTGATAACGCGACCGTTAACCGCGCTGATGCGCCCTCCCATCACTTTTCCGGAAAGCAGCTCATCGGCAACCGCGATGATATAACCAGGCTGTGGGATCTTACCGTCAAGACCAACATCGAACGACACGATGCGATCCTTGTTATTGGTCAGGATACCCCAACGTCCTTTGCGGTTTGCCTCTGACTGCCGGGTACAACCAATGGCTGTCATTTCGAGCTGATTTGTGCCAAAGCGAGCAACGAGATCCTGCTCAAATACAGGCTCCATCGCATCCGCGTAGGCATTACCCGGATCGGACCAGGAAACCAGTGCCGTGGTATAGCGGGTTTTGGTGGTGCTGCCCGAATAGGTAAAGCGCCCATTAACCACGTTTGCACGCGTGTAGCTGTAATCCACATCGCGGGGCATATCCGCCAGCGCAACGATTTGATCGCCACCCCAGTACGTCATGCCCCGGAATATCGCCGCAAAATCACGTAACACGGTATAGGCGTCATTCCTCTCCTGCACGTACACGTTACAGGTATAGCGAGGCTCAGTGCCGCTACCGCCTTTACCATCAGGAACCGGCTGATCGCAATATTGCGCGACCTGATAAAGCGTCCATTTATCAATATTGGCCGCCGTCAGGCGATTGCCCAGCCCAAAGCGGTCGCTCACCACCAGATCGTAAAAAATCCAGGCTGGATTATCCGTCCACGCCCACTTAAACGCCCCTGTCCATGTGCCGCTGTAGGTGCGGGTCTCCGGGTCATACGTATCCGGCACGCGGATAACGCGCCCGCGCGGTTCACAGGAAATTTGCGGGATGGAGCCGTTAAACTGGCTTGAGTCGAATTCGATGTACAGCAGCGCGGTATTTGGATAACGCAGTTTGGCGTCAATAACCTCTGTGTAGCTCTGCAGCGTCATCGTGTCGCCAATTTTCGCGCTGTTGGCATCCGCCGTAAGCTTACGCAGGCGCACCGTCCATGTACTGCCTGCCTGCGGTAAGTCGATACGGTGGCTGCGTTCGTAGCCTGACGTGGTTTTCCCGGTGACGCTGGTATTAAGCACGGTCTGCCAGGTACCGCCATCTGTCTGCAGATCGATAGCGTAATTAATCGAATAGCCGACCAGATCGCCGTCGTCCTCCTGTTTAAACAGTGATGGCCATTTGAGGCGCAGACGAATGGCTGACAGCTGGGTGTTGGTAAAGGTATGCGTCCAGGCCGTAGCGCTTGACACTTCGGTGCCCACGCTGATTTCATTTTCTGTGCCGGGGATACCCTGAATATATTTTTGTGCCTGAGTCCCCGGACGAAATTCCCACGCCACGCCACTGAAGTTTTGCGATCCGTCTGCATTCTCCAGTGGCGTGCCATCGAGATAGATATCCTTCGCCGTCAACTGCCCTGCAAATTCGCCCTCTCCCAGTGCAACAAGAATTTTGGCTTTCGCTACGGACTGGAGATCGTCTGGTTGTTCAGTCGGGGTGCGTGAACTGGAGCTGCCGCCCTTGCGGCCTCTAATCGGAGTAGATGTAGCCATATTGCGCCCATAAAAAAGGCCACCCGAAGGTGGCTTGTAAAAAGGTTTGTTAACTACTGCTGATCTTCGACATAAATTCCGGCAGAAATAATTGCCCCGCCGATTCTCCGGCGGCCGTACAGGAGCGGAACCGGGTAACCCTGTGCGGCGGTATTTGTGACTCCGCCGAACGCGTATGAGGCGCGGTTATCTGAGCTCTGTTTGCTGGCCAGCCCTGTAGCCTGAGGGGATATCATCTGAACTACCCCCCCCAGCGTTATGGACGCACCAGCAGCAAACATCATATTGCTGGCAGCTATACTCAGACCTGGCATCCAGATCGATGCAATCACTAATACTGCGCCCAGGATAGTTTGAATCAAACCGGCTTTTTTACTCCCGATGATTACCGGGACAATGCGGATAACATCGCCGGTAACCGGGAAACCGAGGTCATCCACACCGATGTTTTTTTTACCCTTAAATACGGAGTATGTGAGCCCACGGCGCTGGCTGGAAATCATAAACTGCTCAAAGCCCGGAATAGTCTTTGCTAGCGCCACTCCCGCCTCGCTTACACGGGAAATCAGGCGGTGGTGAATTTTACCGAATGTTTTCCCGAGCACGCCGCCAAGCTCAATCCGGGTCATTACTTCCTGCATGTTTCACCTGCCATTACATCTTTATAACGAACGATTTTCATCGTGCGCTCCTGCCAGTATCCGCCATAAGGAACACGTTGACTCAGATGCCCATAAAGATGGTGCAGCAGCATGTTACCCTCCAGTAAAATCCCGGCATGATTCCACTTATCGGCCTGCACCTGCATGATGACGAGGTCTCCTTCCTGAGGCGGGCCATCAAACTCCCTGAATCCGCACTCGTACCAGCACTCCTGATAGAAATTGTCCGGGTAGTCGTTTTCCCACCAGGGATAATCTACCCGGTAATCGTGGAGCTCGATACCGTGGGTCTGCCGGAAATAGCTCATTACCAGACCCCAGCAATCGAAGTGGCCAAGCACGAACGGGCGCTCCAGCAGCGGCAGTTCCCCGCGCGGCTGAATAGTGCGTAAATCCCCCTCCGGCCAGCTCACAATATGCCAGGGCAGCAGCGTTGCATCACACTGCGCCTTATCCAGCTCGCTGGCCTGCGTCGTCGCATCAGGATGGCTGTGAACAATGGCCACCACCGTCCCCCAGTCTTCTGCCGCTGCGTAATCTTCGGGGGACAGGTGAAAATGTTCAGTCGGCTCTGCTGCGAGATTACGACAGGGAAAATAGCGCTCAACCCGGCTTTTCTGTGCCACCACGCCGCAGCACTCTCGCGGATATTCCGCTGCAGCGTGTGCCATGATGGCATCAATGGTTTTCTGACGCATATCAGCTCCTGATAAGAGATGTACCGGGGAAACCGCCAAACGGCAGCTCGTTGCTGTCTCCGTGCCGGAGCTTGCAGGCCGTCAGCGTGCCGTTGCAGACATCCAGCGATGGATCGTCAACCGGATTATTGTTTTTGTCGAAATAGCGCGTTCCGGCATAGTCGCAGCCGTCGCCGGTCCGGTACTTGTTCCGGATGCACCAGCTGCATAACGAATGCAGCTGCCGCGTGGGTATCATCTGGCCCTGTAAATCCATCGGACTGGAAAGCGTAAATTCAACAGATTCATCCGTCTCGGTGCTTCTGGCATCGATATAAAAGACCTTCAGCTTTTCCTGTGACGGGTCTGCAGTGGGATTGCCCTGCGGAAAATTTCTGGCGTCCAGATACTGTGCCAGCGTGTCGTGGATACTCACTTTCGCCTGCAGCAGATCGTCATACGCCAGACAGAGCGCTGAGATCGAGCTGTCCAGGTTCGCCACACTCAGTTTTGGCTGTGGACTGGTACCGTCCGTAGTCGCTTCAATACCCTCAACCTGACACGGCCAGGCTTTATACTCCTCCCCCTGCCACCAGATGGACTTCGCCGGAAGTTTATTCTCATCCCCGCCTGCAGCCTCAATCTCTTCCGGGGTATGCGCGATATTATGTGCGTGGAAGCGGAGTACATCTGACATACCGAACGCTGTGCCATCGACAGAAAAAAGCCGGACTTCATTGCCCGGCTCGAGTTTTTGATAATCAGCATTAAGACTCATGGTGCAAATGCCTGTTCAAACGTTGCGGTTACGGTTATCACTTTTACGTTTTTAACCACCTTTTTGAGCGTGTCAGCCTCGACACGCCACAGCGCGGTATCGCCGAAAGGCGGTGTGAAAATAAACGACTTCACTTTATGCCGCCGAAGGAAAGCGTGAATTTCATTCGCTGTAGTCGGATCCCCTGAAAAGGAATATTCATAGGTACGAATCTCATCATTCAGGCCGGAGCCGCTCACCTGTGCGTACCCGTCGCCGAACTGGACCTTCCTGACGGTGTCTTTGCTTCCCTCGGTGGGCTGGCTGGAAACCTTAATGCCCCAGGGGAATGTTTCTATCGTCATAACTGTTACCTGCGATTGGTCGCATTCCAGATAAGCCCACCGGGCTGGATTGCCCTGGCGATACCATCGTTGACAGATTTGTTAATCACCTGCTGATACGCCTTACCCAGCCTGTCTCCGTCGTTTTGCTGCTGTGCGTTACCGGAAGCATTCTCGACCGTCACCGGGGCATATACACTGACACCGAAAGGTGCTGCAGCCGGGCCTGTACCACCGCCCCCGACATACCCACCTGTGGCATACCCTTTCATCATCCGGTAAAGATTGCCGACGCCGATCCGGCTGGTAGCCTCTTTGGTGAAAACAAATTCACCACGGTGAACGACACCTGCAGGTTCATATTTCCCGCCTGAACCGGTATAACCGCCACCTGCAAATCCCAGCGCGGTTGTCGCTGAATCCACCAGGCCTACCATCGCCTGTTTCAGCAGGATCTGTGTCAGCATGGAGAGCGTGGAGCGGGTGAAGTCAGCCCAGTCAGCCTTTCCGCGCGTCAGCATGTCAGCCATATTTTGCCCGATGCCATCAAACGCACTGGTGGCAGCCGACTTCATCTGGCCATAAGCATCTGAAGCAGAATCAACATAATCTGCCCATGCGGATTTGGCTCCGGACTGCCAGTCGTCCCGCAGCTTATCCTGCTCGGCGTAATACGCCTGCAGCGCCTGCAGCTCATTCTGATAACCAGCATCGTTCTCCGAACCACCACCATTTTTCCAGCCCTGAAGAAGCTGGGCCTCTTCATTGCGACGTTGTGCTGCACGACTGCTCATACCAGCACTTTCCGCAAGGGCTCGGGTTTTCTCGCCGATCTGCGTGACGTATTTTTGGGACGTATCCTGCAGGCGATTAAGCCGCTCCTGCGCCACTATCTGATCGCCGAGCTTCGCATTCAGCTCCGCACGGGAAAGCACCTCACTTTTACTGGCCAGCAGGGATTTTTCCTCAGCAGAAAGCGTTCGGGTCTTCGCGGCCTCTTCCAGAACCGTAAAGCGGGACTGCTGACGCCACAGCTCCTGACGCTGCTGGCTGATGGTGTCATTGATGCTCTTATGCTCCTGCAGGGTGCGCAGCTGTGTCTGTAGCTCCAGCGTCTGGGCACTGGCCGTATCGGTGGCACGGGCACCTGCGGGGGTTCTGATTGCCGGGGTCTTCTTCGGCTTTTTAAGGGTGTCTTCGTACTCTTTTTTCGCGGCAGCCAGGTTGATGTTGTAGTCAGCCTGGAGGATCCGCCCCTCTTTCAGCGCCTTGTTGAGCTCGCTCTGCCTGGCCGTGTATTTCTCAAGGGCAGTTTGGGTTTTGGCATAGTTGGCCTGAGCCTGCGCGGCATATTTCTGACGATCGGACTCTGCGACCGCTTCACGGGAAGCATTCTCTTCGTTCGCTTTGGCAATACCAGCCTGCTGCTGCGCCATATCCAGTGCCAGTCTGGCCGTTTCACGATCATTCCAGAACCGGGCGCGGGCCTCATCATTCACATAATGATCGCCTTTACGCAGATTCCAGATTTCATCAGCCTTTTTAAACGCGGCCTGGGCTTTTGCCACCATCTCCTGGGCGGTGTCAGGTCTGCCAATATCAAGTGCAGCATCCCACATCGACTTGAAGGCACGCTTCAGGGAATCCGCTGAAGACTCAATCGTCCCCATATTGTCGCGGATGGCCTTGGTCTGATCGTTGAATCCGGCAGTAGCAGCCTGATTAGCCGCCTGCAGTGCGCCAGCCTCATCACCGGCACGCTGCAGCTGTGCCACATGGACAATCTGTTCGGCCGTAACGTTGTGGAACTGCTGAGCCATCGCGATCAGGCCTGATGTAGGGTCAGTAGTGAGCTTGCCGTATGCGGCTGCGACTTTTTCCACCGGCACGCCGGAGGCATCAGTAAATCGCGCCACCGCCTGGCTCATTTCATCAAAGCGCGAACTCGCGCCCACCCCCGCGTTGATAAGCTCGCTCAGGGCTTCGCTGGTCTGATTGAACGTCAGCCCCGCTGCCTGGCCGTTTCGTGCCAGCGCCAACATACGATCGGCAGTCAATCCGGCCGTGTTCCCCGACAGTACCAGCGTTTTGTTGAAGTCAGATAGTGTGGATGAGCCCTGGTACCAGGCATAGAACAGCGCACCCGTTGCGGCGGACAGCGCACCGATGCCGACCATCAACGGTGAGATCGTACCCAGTAAGGCCCGGAATGTTGGTATTATCCCGCCAAAGGAGTCCTTAACCTGACCGCCCTGCTGAAGCAGAATCAGCCATGGGTTCTGCCCGCCCGCTAGCTGCGTAGCTATATCGGTAAACTGCGCCGGAAGCATACGCATTGCTGCGTTATACTGGCCTATTGAAATACCCGCCTTGCGCGCGGCGTTCTCCTGGCGGCTAAAGGACTGCTGGATCCGTAGCGCTTCGTCGTTCGCCGCGCTGCCAGTCTGCTTTAATTCTTTTTTGACGTAGTTAAGCTGCTCGTTAAATTTCGTCGAGTTAACGTCAAGGTTAACGACCAGATCACCCACTGCCGTCTGGGCCATAGCGCACGCCTCCTGAAATACCTGCAGCCTTCGCCATCAGCGTATCGTCATCCGGCTCATCAACGTCGATGCTTTCCGATACAGGGGAAAGGATGCTGAAACTGTCCGGTGTTAATTCCGGATCAGCAAAAAACAGGGTTGAGATGGTGTAGAGCAAACCGGAGAAATGAGCATCCAGCTGCGCATCATGAAAGTAATTGTCCTGGTAGAAGATTTTCCAGTCGCCGTATTCCGTTGAGGACATGCCAGCAAGCATGGCACGCCAGTCCGGGCGACCGAACTCACGCGCCAGTTTCATGGCAAACTTCAGCTCACTGGCGAGGGCTTTTCCGCAGTAACAGGTTCAGCGGGTTCATTACGTTCTTCACCGGGCTCAGCCTGGTCATCAGTGACCGGCGCAATCATCCCGGACAGGAGTTTCACCTTATATTCGGCTTCGGCAACAAGTTCGGTCGGCCATGTCTGCATGACCTCATCCTGAATCTGCTCCACTTCCGCCGCCGCGTTTTCTCCCTGCGATCCTTTAAGCGCGTGGCCATGCCAGAGTGACATTGCCACCAGATATGCTCCACTCTTCACGGTAAGGGTAATGGCAGCCTGAAAATCACCAGCTTCAACCGCCTCAAGTTGTTTCAGGTATTCGAGGTATTCAATACGCTGCAGCGCCGACAGCTGGAACAATGTGACGCTGCTGCCGTTACTTTCAAGCAGCTCGCTCTTTAGAAACATAATTACTCCGGGGGAACGGGGCTTTCGCCCCGGTTATCAGGAAACAGTGACTTTGCAGATCGCCACAAAGTTACCGTCATTGCTCATTACGATGATCTCGACGGTGCCTGCCGCCACGCCGGTAACAGTCAGGGTATTGCCGCTGACGGTGACCGTTGCTTTTGACGGATCAGAACTGGCTACGCGGAAAGACTTATCTGAAGCACTTGCTGGCAGGACAGAAACAACCAGTTGCGTCGTGGCCGCGACAGCCACAGCCGCCGTGGATTTATCCAGGCTGATCCCCGTAACGGCAATCGGCGCGGTACCACTGTCTTCGGCCAGCGATGGTTTGCCATTGTTGGTGATTTTTGCCGTGCGGGTCATGACCTCTTTAGACGAGATGGTCTTGCCGAGACTGCTCACCCAGCCCTTAAAGACATCGACAACACCATTCGGATATTTGATTTTATACCCCTTCACGGTGCCTTCATCGAACCAGTTCACCAGGTCCTGCTGACCGGAATCCTCCGGCATCCATGCGAGCGTCAGGTTTGTTTCACCGGCTGATTTCTGCCCCTGCATCGTTGATGTCCAGTCGGCATTCTCATCATCGATGTAGGTGTCATCTTCCGATTCAGCTGTCAGTTCTCCGGGCTGCAGGTCTTTAATCTTTGCCAGGCGCAGCCAGTCAACGTCTGAAAGCGGATTGGCGTATGGATCACCAGTTCCGGTGTAAACCCAGAGGGTGGTACCAGCACCTTTTGTTGGTGCCAGCGGGTTTGGTGTGGCCATAGGGTCCTCACATGTCGTAAGTAATGGAATATTTCAGGTCGGCAGAACTCCACAGCGCCATATCGTCATCGCGCTGGTAGTCATAGCCCTGCTGAACCATTGTGGTGATAAGAGATTCAAGCCCCGGAACCTCTGCGAGAACCGGATACACTCTCGTCTCCATCCAGTCATCCAGATCAGAATCAGGTACCTGAGCCTCAAGAAAGACTTCGATATGCAGAATGGCCTGCCAGCTATCGGCGTCCAGTTCTTCCCCTGTGTATTCCGCATCTGTCAGGTAGACGGCAACAGCGGGAAAATCACCCTCTTCGAGCACTGCAGGTCTGCCGTCAAAATAAATGACATCAGTACCAATCGCGCTTTCCAGCGCGTCAATAATCACCTTGCGAATATCGCTGTGTTTCATCGTGTCAGAATTAACCTGAGTTGGTTGGTAAGGGATGCCCGGAGCTCTTTGGGCATATCTGACTCCATGAGCTTCGGCAGTTCTTCTTTAAATGCCGTAGTTAATGGAGCTGCCAGCGGGATGCTGACCACTTCAATGGGGTAACGAGGTTTTGAAGTCCGCCTCATGACATGCCAGCGACCATTTTTAAGTTGCTGGATAAAGCCGCCCGGAAAACGAAATGGCCCTATGCGCAGAACGCTGTTGGCCCCTTTCTTGTCCCGTTTTCTGCGGGAAAGTCGCACGCTTGCGGTACCGAGTTTAATGGCCGGTAAATTTCCCCGGTTTACCCGGATAAGTGCACGAGGTCTATTGACCGTCGCACGCTTCACCCTGGCGCGTTGCTTTACCAGTTTTCGCGGTACGCGCGTATCTTTTGATACGACTGCCACGCTGCGGCTGACGGCCCGGTTTGCCACGCGGTTAACGGCCTGCGCCGATGCCCGCGGAACAGCCGTTTTGCTGATGCTGTTAAGGTTTTCTATGGCCTGTTCAAGGCCTTTTATGGACATATGCGCTCCTTAACGGCGACGCGAAGATGCAGGTGGAGAGCCGTTACCCAGACAGATATGACAGGAGCCACAGTCATCCGGACCAATACGTTCAACCCAGAATTGCCGACCGTTAATCGTCAGCGTGTCCATACGCTGCAGCTGCCTGACAGTGGCGGTTTCCACAAACAGGGTCGGGCTGGTTCCTTCAACACGAATCCCGGCACCGGCATATCCGATATTTTCTGGATCATCGAATACACCGACCAGGGTGGCACCTGACAAAGCGCCTGACATCACCTTTGCCTCTGTGCCCATCACACCACGGATAGCGCTATCAGCTCGCGACATGGCCTCGTCAAAGAGATTATCGAAATCAGCCATGTGGCCCCCTTCAGACTTCGAAAGCCAGCCCCTTTGCGATCAAGTCGTCGGCATCCTGTTCAGATACGCGGATAATCACACCAGGCTCTACGATAGATACCGGCTCGTTACGCGTGGCATGCAGAGCGTCAATATGCAGGGTGGCCAGCGTTTCTACTGATACCAGGTCACCCGTTGTGGCCGATTCCGTTTTTACTTTTGCCACGTTAGCAACATTGTTGTCGGTGCTGTCGGTGCTGTCGGTGCTGTCGGTGCTGTCGGAAGCATTCTGCACGCCGTTTTCACCGTCAACTGACCCGGCATTGCCATCCAGTTCCTCTTCAAGCTCAGCAATACGCATCGTCAGTTCCTGAATGGTGCCGCTGGTACTGACCTCGCGGTTAAGCTGGGTCCCAAGTTCATTCAGGCGGGCGACCAGCTTTTCTTTTTCTGTCATGGGAAATACTCCAGAAAGGTGGCCCGACAGGGCCACTGGGGGAAGTTATGCCAGTTTGACGGAGACGAATGCGTCAGGGTCTGGCAGCAGCATCAGCGGAGCTGACTGAATCATGGTGAATTCGCGCGCCGGATCCCCCGACTGCACCCAGTTTTTCGGGTAGCGTGTCGAGGCATTGATACCTTCGCGCTGGGCATCAGCATCAAGAATGCAGCCATAGGTACGCAGGCCACGAGCCTGGGTATTCCCCAGCACCATTGTCAGGTCCGGCAGATAATTCTTTTTGACGTCGTTTTCGACGTACTGGCCGGAGTACACCACGATGGCCACATCGCCAAACATCCCCTTGTATGAAACAGCCATACCCAGGTCTTTCACGGCAGTTTCCAGCTCAGAGTTAGAACCACGACGCGTATCCAGCTTCTTCTCAACAGCCTTGAAGGAACGGAACAGCGCCCAGCCTTTCGGATCGAACACAATGATGTTGACCACACCGCTGGCGTTGAGCGCGTAGGCTTCAATGTCATCGGTCGGGTCATACGTTTCTTTGTCGCGGGTTGACCATGCAGCCGCACCGGCCTGGACAATGTTGTTACCAGCGCTGCGGCCCATATCGACTTCAACAGGCTCGAACGCTTCCCCGGTCATGGTGTATTTACCGCTGAGCACCGCCGAAACAGCCTGTTTCTCTTCGACCTGAGCAATCGCCAGCTCTTCATCCTTCATGTTCTGAAGGATAATGCGGCGACGGCGATAGACCGGGTCAGCGAGATTCTGCGGATCCTCATCCGGCAGGCGGCGGAGAGTCATCAGTGGGTTAACTTCGTGTTTCGGCTTCACATAACCCGGCGTGAATTCAGACGTGCTGCCGCCACGGGAGCGGATCACTTTGCCGGAGACAATCGGCGAGACGTAAAGCGCCATATTGACCAGGCCAGGAATTTGCGACAGGTAAACCTTCTCTGTACTGAAGGGATAGGTTTCGCGGAAAAAGATACGCAGGAAAAGCGGATCGAATTTGAATTTCTTCTCATTGACCGCCAGCAGTTGGGCAGTGGTGTAAACGGACATAGATTTTTCCCGTAAAAAAAGCCGCGCAAGCGGCTTTTATGAATGATGATGGTTGTAGAAATGCGGATTAAACGATGCTGATTGCAGTACCGGCGAACGCGTTACGTTTAATGTTGTCGTCGGTGACGGCAGATGGCCAGAGGACATCTTCAATACGGAAAGAGCCAGATTTGTAATATGCCAGTTCCGCGCTGTTCTGGTCTGCGGTTACAGCCAGGATGCCCATTGCCGCGCCAGCATGAGCACCATCCCAGACGGTCAGCTTGCCAGAAGTGGCATCCAGCATGAGCGGCGTCATGGCTGGAGTGGAAGCCGTCAGTTCGCCAGGACCATACGCAGTGTGCGCCGGGTCGCTGTTACCGAGCGGCTGGTTATGTGTGAAAACTTCAGTAATTGCCATGATAGCCTCTTAAACGGGGGTGTTTAACAAATCGTCAGCGGCATCAGAAGATGCGCTACCTGCTGGGAGTGCACCGGGTGCTGTTTCCATCAAACGATCCAGCGCCGTATCGGTACGCGCCTGGGCACTTTGCGGTGCAGCAGCCAGAATGCGCTGTGCGCTCTCTACCGTCATACCCGGCGTTTCGGCCAGTGCTCGCGCCTGTGACTCACGCCCTTTAGCCTCATCGCAGTTCAGGATGCCCATGATGCGGCTATTCTCTGCAGCTACTGCTGCAGTAACCTGCGCACTGACATCTACAGGGGCCGCTACGGAAGCAATGGTCGTATCAACGGTAGTGACCTGTTCAGCTGAGGCAGTTGTCTGAGTTGCTGCCTGGTCAACTGGCTTAGTGGTCACAGCTGAAGCAGAAGGTGATGGCATAGTTCCTCCAAGGGTTGTTTTTTTGCGTCTGTCGAGTGCTTCGCGCATCACGCCGAGCGCATCGGTATTGTTAACAAGTTCATCCGCCAGTCCGTTATCCAAAGACTCCTGGCCGGAGAATACTGCCGCTTCGGTGTCCAGCACGTCCTGAACAGACATGCCGGTATAAGCGGAAACCTTTTCGGCAAACATCTGACGAGTGGCATCGATACGCGTCTGGAAATCAGCACGCACATCTTTCGGAAGCTTTTCGTAAGGGTTGCCGTCGACCTTGCGATCGCCGCTGTAAATCAGCGTGACCTCAACGCCGTTAGTTTTGAGCGCAGCGCCATAGTTGCTGTGCGCCATCATGACCCCAATGGAGCCGGTTCTGGCCGTTTGTGTGACCAGCCGTCGCGATGCCGAACTGGCTATAAGCTGCCCTGCACTGCAGTTCATGTCATTGGCCAGCGCCCAGATGGGTTTGATATCGCGCATACGGGCTATAATGTCGGCGCAGTCAAACGCCCCGGACACCATTCCACCCGGCGTATCCATATCCAGAAGAATGCCGTCAACGCCGGGGTCACTGATTGCCTGCTGCAGGCGAGCAATGATCCCGTTGTAACCCGTCATGCCGGAATAAGGCTGAAGCGCACGGGTTTTACTGACCAGCGTGCCGGAAACCGGCAAGACCGCGATACCATTTGCCACCTGATAGCTGCGTGATGGACGGGGATCCATGTCATCATCCTCACCAAACAGCGCCAGCGGTTCGGCTATTTGTCCGGCATCAAGCGTGATGCCAGAGACGGTATCTGTCAGCCGGGTGATGCCCAACTGGCCAGCCAGCGCGCAAAAGAAAACCCGCGCATAGGCGGGTTCAAGCATCAGCGGCTCATTAAAGGCCATACTGGCAATATGCGGAAGATTACGCAGCTCGTGCGCCATCTTGCTCCTCCTCGTTTGATTTTTTCACTCCGGCCTCAAAAGCTGCAGCGGCCCATGCCGGTGGTTTCAGACCCGCAGCACGACGCTCCATGGTTTCCCGGACCTGCTGGGCAAAAATCTCCTGATAATCATCACCGCGTTTGGCGCACTCTTTTTCATACGTGCTGAGACCTGCCTCAATGAGCATGACGGCCTCCTGTACCTCTTTCAGCCCGTCAATTGCCATTCGACCAGAGCCAATCCAGTTGGCATTCCCCCAGGCTGTTCTCGCCTCCTGGAAACTGAACCGGGCTTTCGAAGGAAGCGTGACCACGCGGCGGACAATCGCCTCTTCAAGCCAGCAAAGAAACATCTGACAGGCCTGTCGGGATGCCACAAACTTGCGACGCCCCATAAAGTACGCCCAGGACTCGTTAGCACTTGCGCGTGCGGTCGAGTAGCTCATCTGCGAATAGTTTCGCGAAAGCTGCTCATACGACACACCAAGCCCAGCGGCAATATAACGCAGCAGGGACTGTTCAAAAGTCGAGTAGCCGTTATCGGTATCCTGCGCCGACTGAAGGTTGAGAGAATCACCCGGCAACAGGTGTGGAACCCTTGCCCCACCCAGGCGAACAGGCGCAGCTGAGTAATAGGACGCCATTTCACCGAGCCAGCCCGTAAGTTTGCTCTGCTGCTCTTTATTATCCGCGCCGAGAATAAAGTCCATCGCCGATTGGGTATCCAGTTCACTCTCGATGGTAGCGGCATACATAGCCTTCACTATCGCGCTCTGGAGCTGGGTATTTTGCAGGGTATCGAGCATTTTCATCTGCTCCATCACGCTGTAAAACGCATTGGCCCCACGGGTCTGTCCATCCTCCATCGGTTCGAATACATGGATAAATGAAGGTCGACCGCCGGGTAGTTCGCGAGGAATGTAGGTCCAGTTCTGCGCCATCCAGCCGGGATAACCATCGTCGCTGACGTAATATCCCAGCGCAGCACCGCTATCATTTATTTTCACACCGGCGCGACAGTTCCGGGTATCACCGATATTATTCGGATTGCTGACGCGCTTCGGACTGACCATTTTGAACTGAGTACGGAAAAGACGCGTTGAATCGCTGTCCCAGGTCGCCTGCGTGCATAATTCACCGTTAAACGCGTGCATGGCCACACCTTCTCGGATCATCATCGTAAACGTTCGCTTACGCTCGGCATCAATCCCGCAAAAGTCGTCCTCGGCATACTCATTCCATGCAGCTTCCACATCCCGCGAGAATGCCCGTGAATCCTCCTCATTTATTCCCAGATAACGCCAGCTTGGTCGATAACTGAGTCTGAAAAATGACCCGACGATGTGGTCCTGGTGGAGCTGCACGGCGTTTGCCGCGTAGCCATTATTTCGCACCAGATCGTCAGCGCGGGCATTTCCGCGAGAATAGTTGGGTAGGAGTGCGGCATCTGCACTTTCACTCGGCGGATTCCAGCCTCGCAGCTGCCCACCAAACCCGCCTCCACCGCCATGATATCCTGCGTATTCCCGAAGGGATGTTTTCCCGTCAGGTCCCACCAAAGATGGTATTTTCATACGTAAAACCCTGCTGGCCCCCGGCGTCGTGATGTGGTGCCAACCTGAGATTCAAGGTCAGCAATATATTTTTTGAGATCGCTGACTGAAGTGGCTGTAAATTCCACTCTTCGACCGTCTTTCTGTACCGTCGCCACGCGCTTTCCCATCATCAGGTCATGTAACGCAGCGCGCGCGGCATCCAGTTCAGTCTGTGTTGCCATTATTCATCTCCAGATAATGCCCGCGCGTAATCCGCCAGGGTCTTGTTATTGTTACGGCTGCCTTCTTCCTCCAGCAGGCTGGCCAGAAGTGAATCAAGATTTAGCTGCCAGCGGGATATGCTTATACGCAGCGCCGCCAGTGCATAAACAAAGCAATCGAGCGCCTCATTTCGTCGTTTTTTGCTGTCCCATACGATCTTTTTCTTTCCGTCTACCCATTTTTCCACCTGCTCTTCAGCTGTTAGTTGTTGGGCCTCTGTTAGATCGTAGATTTCTGGGTTATTCGGGAAATGAACCGCTCCCGCCAGCGGCTCGTCTCTTTGCGCCACCAGCGTGAAACGGTTATAAATCTGCTCTTTTGCGGTGTCTGTTCCTACCTCTGTGAGGTAAACACCATTCTTGTTACGCTTGCGTGGCATGTTCGCCACTGGCTTTCCATAAACCGACGCCCCCTTTATAGGGATCACACGAAACAGACCGTGTTTTTTTGAGCGGTTGTAGACGATGGTGGGATCAATGCCGCCAATATCCCAGCAAGTGCGGGATATAACCATTTCGAGACCGTTCTGGCGCTTATACGTCCTGTTGATCGCTTCATCAACTCGAGCGAGAGTCGACTCATCATCATGACGACCCATAATGATAATTTTGTCGATAAGCCAGCTTTCCTCTCCCGGCCCCCATCCCCAAACACGCATTTCGTAACGGTCAAGCTGGGAGTCAATACCCGCTGTCAGATATGCCACTCGCTCCGGCACAGACGCTTCAAAGTGCTCTTTTCGTTCCGCTAAAACTTCAGCATCGGGTCGTTCACCTATTTTCGGTTCCCACGTTTCGCCCAGGGTCGTGTTAACGAAAGTTTTTCGCTTACCCGTATCACCTTTTGTTTTTATCCAGTCCTTGACGATCTGCACCCAGGTTGTGAACGGGCTATATGCGGTCCAGATGTGGAATGTAACGCTGTCAGGAGGTTCAATTTCGGTACCGGATGAAGAAAACCAGTTAAGGCCGTCTCGTGTCCAGATACCTGTTTCATCACAAATATACCTGGCCTCCAGAAATTCCAGCTCCTGTTGTTTAATCACACAGGCATTGTGTTCACAGAGGTAGTAAACGCTGGCAGGTTCTCCCGGAGACCATTTGAAGCCAAATGGTGTCTCTTTATCACCGAATTTCAGATACTGCTCTTCCCCACAGTGTGGGCATGGAACATGGAACCGAAGAAAATGTTCAGACTCCTTAGCAGCTCTTTCTATCTGGCACGTACCTTTGACTTTCGGTGTAGATCCGCGAATGGATTTCGGCCATACAGAACCCTCAATACGCTTATCACCCAGAAAGGTGGGAGAACCTTCTTTCTCGATGTCATCATCGAAAGCGGCGAGCTCGTCGTAGCCAGCCACATCAACTGATTTTTCACGGTAGTTTTTTGCAGCCTTACCGCCCAGGCACCAGAAACCACGACCATTCGAGAAACGCTTCATGCTCAGCGTATTGTCCCGGTGTTTTTTACCGTACCAGGGAGCAAGCGCCAGCAACGTCGGAATATCACGAATGGTCGGTTCTACATGAGACTTCATGAAGTTTTCAGCATCACCGTCGGTTGGTAACCATATTAGGGAGTTACGCTGTTTATGTTGGATGAAATATGCGTAAACGCCGAGCAACATTTTTGAGTAGCCGACACGAGCCGATTTAACGACATTCACCTCGCGAATATAGTCATTACCCATCGCATTCATAATTGCACGCTGAAATGGCAGTGTTTCCCAGCGCCCTTCCTGGTAGGCAGACTCTTTCGGGAGATAATAATTCTCATCTGCCCATTCAACTGCTGTTTGCGGTTGCGGCCGGTACAGCGAACGTAACCCCGCCCGCGCAGAGTGCTGCAGCCCCTTAACCTGACTGTTCGATATATTCACTCAGCAACCCCGGTATCATTTCATCCAGCGCAGCTGCCTTGTTCATGGCCTTAATGATGTCCTTCTTGAGGAAATCAATATGTCGGTTCTCCAGCTCCGGGAAGCGCCGCTGAACCGACAGAGGTATTCCATCGAGAATGCTGGCGATTTCTCCGGCTACCCGCGACAGCACGAACGTGCAGAATGCGGTCTCCACCACTTCAGCGGACTCTTTTGCATTTTTTAATTCCTGAGCGTCAGCCTGAGCTCGCGTAAGTCGGTGTCGCTCATATTCAATCGTGCCAGGTTGAAGATCGGACTCAGAAGCGATACGGAGATCTTCAACTTCCTTCCGCAACTTTTCATTTTCTATAGCTGCATCGCGCGCACTGTACCATTCGATTGCAGCAGCAGATTCAAAGAGAACCTCATTACCTTTGCCACCACCGCGGACAACCGGCATACCTTGCTCCTGCCAGTTCTGAATCGTTCGGACGCTTACCCCGAAAATTTCGGATAAGCGTTTTTTATTAACCTCCATGGCTTACTCCTGGCAAAAAACAGAGAAAGGAAACAATCAACGGTAAACTTCCGTTTTCCTTGCTCAGCATTTCCTTTCTGGAGAGAGGACGTTTTTAACAAAAACAATGAGTAAACAAGAAGAAGAACGGAAATGGCATAAACCAGAAAATTTTCATAAATAGCGAGAATCTGCGCGGACGCCGCCCCGTAACAAGGCGGATCGCCGGAAAGGACCCGCAAACGATAATAATTATCAATTGCACACTATCGACGGCACTGCTGCCAGATAACACCACCGGGGAAACATTCCATCATGATGGCCGTGCGGACATAGGAAGCCAGTTCATCCATCGCTTTCTTGTCTGCTGCCATTTGCTTTGTGACATCCAGCGCCGCACATTCAGCAGCGTTTTTCAGCGCGTTTTCGATCAACGTTTCAATGTTGGTATCAACACCAGGTTTAACTTTGAACTTATCGGCACTGACGGTTACCTTGTTCTGCGCTGGCTCATCACGCTGGATACCAAGGCTGATGTTGTAGATATTGGTCACCGGCTGAGGTGTTTCGATTGCCGCTGCGTGGATAGCACCATTTGCGATAGCGGCGTCCTTGATGAATGACACTCCATTGCGAATAAGTTCGAAGGAGACGGTGTCACGAATGCGCTGGTCCAGCTCGTCGATTGCCTTTTGTGCAGCAGAGGTATCAATCTCAACGCCAAGCGTCATCGAAGCGCAATATTGCTGCTCACCAAAACGCGTATTGACCAGGTGTTCAACGGCAAATTTCTGCCCTTCTGATGTCAGAAAGGTAAAGTGATTTTCTTTCTGGTATTCAGTTGCTGTGTGTCTGGTTTCAGCAAAACCAAGCTCGCGCAATTCGGCTGTGCCAGATTTAGAAGGCAGATCACCAGACAGCAACGCGCCACGGAAAAACAGCGCATAAAGCACTTCATTAGCAGCGCCAGATAGCGTAATGATTTTGTTACTCATGGAATATTTCCTTTTAGGCGTGAGCCTGTCGCACGGCAATGCCGCCCGAGAGGTAAACGCAACCTAACGGCATCACCCAGGCTCACTACTGAAAGACTCTCTTTGATGTGCGCGTGCGATGCGCGTAGAAGACTGATTTATCAACCTGTCTTTATATCAGGATTCATTACCTGACTATTTGTGGGTAAAGTTCGTAGTGCGCTGATCGTGCAAAATGATTTTAGTTGGGAACAGTTCGCAACTCTGTCCCATAAAAATCAGCATATTCCCATCTATCCCATATCCAGCGCATTGACCATCGGGATACTGAAGGGAGATTCCATCATCTCTTAGAAAGATCACCATCTCTTTTGTTTCAATTTGCATATAGCTACCTGGAGGATTTATGAATGCAAGGATTTTCATGGACTATTACCATGAGATTGATTTTCCATCTTTATTCGCGAGAGCAGTGGAAAGCGATGACGATGTGGGTACTACATTGCGCATTCACCTACTTTGTGAGCGCATGGTCGAAGCATGGATATGCGCATGCTGTGACTGCCAAGATCTCTTTGGAAGAGATAAAAACAAACTTTTAATCGAATGTAATACTAAAATATCCATGGCGGGAAACCTGGGAATCCCCCCGGAACTTATGAAATCACTTAAAACCATCAACTCAATGCGTAATGACCTTGCACACAATCCATCAATACAAAGCATTGCTGATTCAAGGATCCAGAGCCTGAAGGATACTCTGACTGAATACTTTAAACAGCATCCAACGGAACCCAGCATGGAAGAATCAAAACTGGGTATTTTTAACGCCGAGAATCAATTAACCGAAGAAGTTTCCTTAGATAGTGACAGTTCAAAAAACAGACTTAAGTTAATCTTGCTGTTCAGCAAGTTAATGCAGGCGTTAATGCAATTAGTTGCAGCTAATCATAATGGGCGCTGGGATAACCAATTTAGCCAATTCGTTTACCATGTGACCATGAACGCAACAAAGAGATAAATCCAAGCCCGTTTTGTACGGGCTGTTGCATTATCACAGGCACTCAGTGAATGCTTTCTGTAATGCAGTTAGTCGAGTAGCAATACAGCATGCCTCTCAACCACGGGATTGGATATAACCCAGTGAATGTATTATCGATGAAAAAAGGCCGCCTAAGCGACCTTTTGCTTTTATCTTGACCTGATGATTTTTTCTATAGCTAAATGGACACGTTGATAATCATCAGTCCCAACGGGATATGAAGGGCTTCTTCTTCCGGCCACTTCGCCGTTGTAAACCATCTGAACTTTGATTACCTCAACATTTTCACCATCCCAGATTTCAGTTCCACGAGAAACTTTGTAATGCGTGTTACTTGGGTGTGGTTTAGATGCTGTCACTAACTCTACAGAGTCTTCGATGGGGAAATATGTTTTTGCCATAATGTTACCTTTGGTTTCCTATGGTATTCCTTTGGAATCCTATAGAAAGGATAACGGGTACTTCATGGCTTGTCCACAAATTTTAGAGTGCTCGTCTTTACCTTTTTGGGATTACAGTTCACCTTCCATGCTTTGTTATGCACTAGGATGTCGCGCTTCGTCTGCTTATCCATAACGGCAATATCGTGGTCAGTAAGATAGATGGGCTTTACCCAATCACAGGCGGTATCAACGACTACCGGGGCGGGTCCAGTTGTTGCGCAGCTCACGATCAACATCGTCGCCAAGCATATGGTTAACACTCTGCTGTACATTGCTGGCCTCTTTCGTTGTTTCTACCCGGCGTTCAGCAACAGCTTCAGTAGCTGTTGCACGTTCTTCAGTGCGTTGCTGGTCCGCTTTTGTCTCAGCGATGTTAGTACCGCGCGATTTACCCAGACCAAAAGCACCTGCAATTGCAGCCAGCACAGCAACAGCCAGGCCGATAATCATTTCAAGTCCCATAGCGACCTCATACCAGTGCGGCTTTTGCTTTGGCGTAGCGTGCACGACGGTCGTTAATGCCGTTCTGTCCACCATTGATGATCTGGGTGATGCGAACCAGATCGCCGGAATAGCTCAGGCATCCGCTGGTGGCGTAGAACCATGCAGCTGAACGTGCCGCGTTGATATCCTTTTCCAGCAACTCAGGATTACTGACTAAATCCAGTTTTAATCCCGTTCCGCAGCGGCGGTAATTATCAAGACCGGTAATCTGAATCAGCCCACGGCCACGATATTTCCACCCATCGCCTGATGCTTTGTTACCGAGGCGATTGCTGTACACCAGATTTGCAATGGCTGGCTGATTGGCTACGTGCCCTTTTTCTTTGTCACGCCCAAGCATATATGCCTGATAGTTCGTAATGCGGCGTCCAAATGTGGTCAGCAGAGCGGCTGGGGTGTAGTTGAAGCTCTCCACCAGCGCAGAGAATCCCGCTGATTCATGTCCTGACTGAGCAATAAACATTGCCTGGTCTTCAGGCTTAACAATGCCGAACTCTTTCATTGCCGCGTCAATGTGCGGAAACCAGCGCGTAGCTAACCCGGCGCTTACACCAGCCGCCTGTTGAAATTGTGATTGGTTCATTAATGCCTCAGCGTATCAACGAGACGCGCCACATTCCCACGAGCCCATAACACGGCAGCGCAAATAAGAAGGTTTACGATGACCACCATCCAGTGTGACTCCTGGTAGAGGCCGAACAGATATCGGAATGGAACGCTGGCATAAACCAGCACAACGAAGTACGCCAGCAATGATATAGCGGGGCGATGTCTTGCCCCTTCACGCTGGTAGAACATCAGGACAAGGACGATGACCGCACAAATACCTGCATTCACCATCGCTGACGGATCACTTGTTACCATTGCTGGCCCCTCCTCCACGGAATCGCGAAAGAATACTGAACAGGCTTCCCAAATCCTGACTGTTGAAAAATGTGAGCACTTTGATTGTCATCGCCGCCACTACAACAGCACCAAGTGCGTCTAATGGTCTGTCACTATACCCGGTAGCCTGTGACAGCTTTGAACCCACCAGTCCAGCGGCAAGAACGCCAACAATGAATGACGTCATGAAGTAAGCAATCAATCGTACTCGTGTGATATTTGCCGCTGTCGCTACATAAAATACTGCACCAGCGAATGCGCCAAATACCACGCCATAATCAATACCGGTTGCAAGACCAAATACGCTGGCTCCCATCAGGCCACCAGCCGCGACCGTAGTGCCAGAAACAGGATCGGACATTAAGCCCCCTCTTATTGCTGTGAGTCCTCTCAGGAATGAGGGGAATAAAAAAGGCCACCCGAAGGTGGCCTTATGTGATTCGAGGATATATCGTTTAGCGAATATTCCACATCATCGTGCTGCCATTATGATTTTCAATAATTTTCGCAGCAGGACTCGTACCAAATGAATGCATGTAGCAATGATGTATAGTCAGCACAAGATCCTGCAGAGTTTGGTCGCTCTCCAGCTCCATAATGTTCAAACCAATGCTTTGCGCTTTATCCAGATGAATATGTCTAGCATGCGCATAGGTTGTATGATGATTGTTTAGCTCATCACAAATTCGCTTAGCCTTATCTTGAGCGTTAGCATGACCTGCAAACATACCAGTACACAGCCATTTTTGTACTATTTCATTAGCCCAAACAATAGCCTTTTCACATTCACCAATGAGAGTCGGGTTTAGCTTTTGAAGAGTAAATTGCCACCATTGGATCGCTGCAGCATTTTCAGAAATCTCTTTCTTAGCTCGCTCATACTCTTCTATGATCGCATGAGATGATAAACCACCAAGCTGCGGATCAATTGGCCCCAAATTTGACTGTTTGCCCAATACAATCTGTTCGGCACAGCAAGCCAACATGGTCCCACAACTCATTGAGATCATAGGAACAATTGCCCGGATATTGGTCCCAAATTTTGAACGAAGATAATGACCAATAGATTCCAATGCTGCAATATCTCCCCCTGGGGTATGAAGCAAGATATCCAGCCCTAATGACGTGTCTAAGCCGTTAATGGCTGACATAAGACCATTTTTATCGTCATCTGACATTTGTATTAAATGCTGCAACCCAGGCCCCCCCTTCTGGAGGAAGCCTGAGTAATATGAAATTACGTTTCGGCCTGTATGCTTCGACAACTCTCGTAAGTACTTGTGGCGAACCTCATCCGCTGGTGTACGTTGAGCAATAGTACCCATCTCGCCCAACACGTCTATCCAATTTGGCATGTTCTTCTTTTATCAATATGAGTACAGTTGATGAGATTGTTGCTCTACAGCTTCAACTGAACTTACAGTGCTGTAGGAGTATAGAACACCACTACGTATAGCCTGGTCGTCTTGCTGAGCAAGAACGCGCATAGCATAGTGTTGTACAGATTCACCTTTATGGAGTTCCTCTGATTTAATACCTACTTTTTCGTAAAATTCTGCAGCGCCCATGATTTTGTCCCTCGTTATAGCTACATCTAGCTCAAAAACAAAACAACAAACACAAGATGTAGTGATTTACGGTCTTTAAATACACGAAAAGCCTCAAAACGAGGCTTTAAAAGAGTCTTTTTGATAAAGAACTAAACAGACTATAGCGAGTCAATTACAGATTTGACAAGTAAAAAAGGGATTAAAAGCTCATAAAAACGGCTTTTTTGGATTATTCATCATCTTTTTTGATGCACGTAACAATCCAAATATAAAAACAAAGTTTTGACAAAAAACCCGCTCGATGGCGGGTTCTTAATTCTTTGTCGACCTACGAAGCTATGGCGACGATATCAGATTTACATGAAATATATGCGTTTCAATCCAGTTTTGCAAGACTTGAGTCTAAATTTGTCGCCTTTTGTTGTGAACGTGATCGCGTAACCTGCAATAAAGCCCCGCTATCCAGTCGCAGGAAGATGCTGCGCATCTCAACCCAGCGGTCAGTAAAGGTCTCTGACCAGTTTTTTGGCGTTACGCCAACCAGCGACGCCAGCGCCTGATATTCGTACGTCTCACGCCCTGCCAGCTCTGCTTTCACGTCCTGAGCCGCGAGCCAGACAAGCTTCTTCAGGCGCTCCATCGTTTTGCCGGCCACCTTCTTCGCGCCGAGCTGCTCCCGGAACTCTGCCCACGCCCATTGAGTGATTTCCACCTGATAGCACCAGCGCACGTTCTCGCTATAGTTCCATAGCAGCCACGCTTTCTGATGGTCTTCAAGCGACAGAACAGCGCGGCGCCACGATGCGGTCCCGTACTCTACCGGGCCCACCAGCGCGATAGACGAGCCCTTAGCGCGGGACTGGTTGCCGCTCATCGGCTGGCCGTCAGGATTGACCATGCGCTGCTTATCCTTGTCGAATACCTTTTTCCGGCCCCGACTCCGCGCCGTTGCGGTGAATTGCGCGTTCTCGGCGAAAGCTACCAGCTGCCCTTTCGTCGCCCCGCTGAGGTCTGCGGTCGCCACAATGAGCTGCTGACGTACGTATTCCAGTTGCTGACTGTTCATGCGGCTTCCTTCTGTGGCTGGTTGGTTTTGGTCTGGCTGTGCTTTGCTACTGGTGGCATGCAGGCGCGCTTAACGCTTTCTGCCTGGTACCGCAGGAAGTCGGCGTGGTTCATGCTGCCTCCTGTCGGCGGGCGCGGCGTTTTTCCAGCGCGCGGGCTTTGCGTGTGAAAATGGATTTGATGCGCTGAAGGTATGGGATATCGAAGCGGCGCGGATCGTTATCAGATTCAAGGCGCTCGACACGTTCCTGTCCGATACGCTCAATCAGACGGATCCGGTACTCGACAGCATTGCCGCTCAACTGCCGGTTGCAGCGGGTGCAAGCGGAGTGGACGTTAAACACGTTGAATTTGAGATGCGATGCAGCGCCGCGCGAACGGTAATGGCTGGCGTCAATGGCGCTGCCTGTCAGGTAATTGCTCTTGCCGATGAGTGGATTGCCGCAGCTGACGCATTCTTTTCCCTCGTCCCGGATCCGTATGTAGCGGTTGAAGGCCGATTGGGCCTCCTTATCCCACTGGGATTTAGACTTTAGTGACTCGCGCTTTTCTTGTCGGCGTTTGCGCCCTTCCTTCTCTGCCTCTTTCTGCTCCTTGATCCGTTTAGCCACGGCTTTCACCTTCTCCTTTTCGCGCTCTTCCATCGCGAGGATTGCGCCGTGCTCCGGGCAGCACCAGCGGATCCGGATGTCGTAGAATTTCGGCACGAAGTATTCCCCGCATACTTTGCACTTACGGCGGGATGGTTTACGCATGTTCACCGCCTTGCACCTTTACCAGCGTGAGGTTTCCGCAGAACACGGCGCCGGTGTCGATGTACATCTGGTTGGCATACTTCAGGGGCTGGCGAGCTGGAGTGTGCCCGAAGATAAACAGATCAGCACCGGCTATCGGCGATACAATGCCGTCCAGAGCGTCGCTAACCCGCTCGCGGTTCCAGATCACCATTTCTTCTGGTACTGGCTTATCGAATGCGTATTCGTTGTGCGGATAGTCAGCGTGGCATATGACGATTTTACGCTCAGCGGTAACCAGCTCGATGACGAGTGGCAGCTCAGCTGCTTTGTGAACCAGAGCCTTAGCCAGCACTTCTTTGTCATAGTCGAGATTGAAGAACCAGCCGCCACCATTTGCCAACCAGTGATTGACGTTCCCATACTCCGATAGCCCATCAATCATCATCTGCTCATGGTTTCCTCGCACAGCCCGGAACCAAGGCATAGTAATCAGCTCCAGGCACTCGACGTTTTCCGCGCCGCGGTCAACAAGGTCTCCAACCGAAATCAGCAAATCACACGCAGGGTCGAACGAAACTTTTCCGAGCTCATTCATCAGCAGCGTGTAGCACCCATGCAGATCGCCGACGACGAAAATATTGCGCCAGTCAGCGCCATTAATGCGTTGATACATGCTCATGCAGATTTTCTCCTCGCCGCGAGTCGCAGCCATTTCTGATCCACCAGGCGGGCGGTGTAGCCCTTCAGGGTCGGGATGTCGGACGGCTTAACCGCTGGCTTACGCTGGCGGCGCGCCGGAACGCGGAAGATTTCATTGGTGATGACGCGTGCGAGAGGACTACCCACGGGAAGCCCTCCACTCTTGCGCCCAGGCGATGCGCTTACTGGATGCTTCGGAGAACTTCACGCCGCGGTCGGTGCCGAACCAGTAAATCGCCTCGATGACGTCGACCATGTAGCGCTTGCTGGATTTGGATGTGCGGACGCCGAAATAAACGCGACCGCCGTTGATGCCCGGCGCGGATTTCTGCTCCTGGTCCTGAGTCTGATTCACCAGAACGGTGATGAGGTCCTTCCATTCTTCGCGGGTCAGCTTTTCGCCGTGCCAGACTACCTGGTCAGACAGGTCTTTCAGCAGCGGCCACATCAAACGATTTTGCTTGTCGGTGCGGGTCTCTTCCCGAGCCTCGACCACCATTGGCGCACGAGGGTTTACCGGTAGGGTGCGAATGTACGCGATGAGGTTGTCTTTAACGGTGTCGTTAACGATGCAGTAGTGCTGCTTCATACGCCACCTCCGAGAGGTAACGCAGAATGCAAAAAATCGCAGGTGCATTTCTGCATCTGTGACAAAGTGAGGAGTTCAGATTGTGGTCGCATTTAAGTCCCCTTAAATGCGCAGAAGTCACCGGAGTTGTTCAGGCTCCGATGACATGATTATGGACGGTTGATTCAACAAAATCAACGCGAGAAAAAGGCCTCCGGAGAGGCCCTGGCTGTCGATATGGGGATTCCCATATCGCTTGTATGGCAGTTACACCAAATCGGGCAAAATCACGAAACCCCACCCCATAAACAGGTTGGCACTACACCAGTCAGCCTTTAGGGGCACATCTGGCATCTTGCCTGGAAAGACTGGGTAATGCTCAGCCAGCCACTCCATTGCGTCGCAGCGATTGAGAGTATATTTGTCGTACATCATGCCTCCTGCTGTGGTGCTGCTGGCAGAGGCATCCAGTGGGTAGGCTCGCAATAACAGTCGAATCCGTGATAATACTCACGCCCTCCCTTGTAGGTTGCTGTTTTTACTGGCGGGTCATTTGACTCACTGGCACGAGGCCGGAAAACTATGACCTTGCTTCCTTCCTCAGGCATCCGCTCACTGCAAGCCACCCAACCATCCGGAATCACCGGAGAGTTGCCATCGACACCCTGAAGCATGGCGGCGCGGCAGGCGTTAAATCCATAGATATACGCCCCCTCTTTCGTCAGTGCTTTGACGTACGCAGGTGCTTCTTTGCATTCCTCCGGCACCACCGGCGCTCTCGGTCTACCCTGCCTATCTGATGGCGCTAACGGAGCGTTTCTCAGTACAGTGGCCAGCATTTCAATATCTACTGGTGCAGGCTCAGCACCAAATGCCGCAATAGCCCCATCAATCACCTTCACAGCATCAGCCATTGCGTAGCCGAGATTACCGCCGTCGCTTTGTTCCGCTGCTTTGCTGAGTATTTCGCGTATCTGGTGCAGGCGATCGGGTGATACAGGACCGTGCGCCGGGTGGTTGTTGGTTGTCATGATGATGCTCCTTCTTGATATTTTTCGAACCAGAACACCACTGGGTCAGATTTCATTTCAACCAATCCCATGCGAACCAGTGCTTTTCCTTTCCCGGACACAAGGAATTCACGACGACCATCACCGATAATTCGCCGGTAATCTTCCAGGCTACTGCAATGCTTGTGCAGATTGCATGGGTGGCATGCTGGAACCATGTTTGATATATCGTCACGTTCCTGGTGAAGCATATTCCCATCAAAACGAATGACAGGCTTAACGTGGTCGGCATGCCACTTATCACCAAGCTCGCACCCGCAATAAGCACAGCGACCGCCAAACTTCATGCGTAGCTCTGCGCGTTGTTTTTTCGTCAGCGCCATCTCACTCCCCCTTCACGCCAATGCCAGCGTCGCGGTCTAAACGCTCAATTTCCGCCAAAATAAGTGCCCCTGCTTTTACCAGGTTGCGACGACGGGTTTTAGGTTTCCACCAGGACGCATCCCACGGCCATCCCCACGGCTTGCCACCATTGCGGTTTACTGTTCCGGTTTCGTTGATGTAGCAAACCGCCGCCATTGCTAGTTCGCCGTTGCAGTGCTCGTCGTCATGCTCTGGCGTCCATCCCTCAATGGTTTTCTGCCGCTGGCGTTCGGCTACCACATCAAGAATTGCGGGATTGAATGCGCCCCCCTCAAGTTCTGCTATGCGCTTCTCTGCGGCTTCCAGCTCATCCAGCAGCGCCAGTAAATCGCGAGTTGGTACCATGAAGTTCGGCATGAAGTTATCTTTTGCCTTTTCTGCTGTTAGGCGCAGCGCCTGTTTGTCGATGTTGCTCATTGCGCGTCCCCCTTGCGAATCTGGGCGGCGATGTCTTCGAGTACACCATCAGCGAACGAGCGATCGAAATCGCCTTCCGGCGCATCATCCATAAACTCTGTGGAGGTCAGTATCATTCGTGCGATGTCCGCAGCGTTCTTCGCTGTGTCTTCGATAAACCCAGCCTCCCATGCAGCCAGCATTCGGTTGGCAACAAAGTGAGCGCCTTCCTTGTGGGCTTGCGCCCGCACTTCAGCCAGGAAAGCCTGGTACGCAGGAATCTGCAGCACAGCCAGAGCTCCGATAATCTTCTGTACTTCTGGATGGCATTGATCGTAATGAGCATCGGTGATGAACACCGCGTCATTGTGAATTGCTTCAATTGCACTCAACTCCGCAGCCAGCGCCGCGCACTTGGCTTCAACCACGTTAAGGAGAGTCGTAACTTCTGCCGGTGACATGTGCTCACCACAATCGGCATTCATCCTGGCGCTTTTAATCAGATCTTCGTATTTATTGCTCATACCCCTGCCCTCCCCCAAACCATCAATACCCTTCTCATCGCCGGACTGTTGCGGCACTCCTGAAATATTCCGTTGGTGCAGCTGCGCGCGGTACCAGCCTGCTCTTCCGGCGTAGCCAGGCGATAAGTCACCGTTCGCCAGACCTTGCTCACCCGGATAATTTTTCGAGACTTTTCCAGATCGATAGCGTTCTTCGTGATGCAGTTGATGGTCATGCCGCACTCTGTGGCCACATCCTTCGCTGTGAAGGTCCGGTGCGTTTCGAGATAACGCAGAATTGCCTGTTTGCCTTTCATCGAATAAGACCCCGTTCAACGCCCCTGCGGTACTCTTCACATAACCATTGCGCCGGTGTTAGCGCGCCCAGTGATGCGGCATTTGGCATGCAGCCAAAGCTTTTCCCTTCAGGGTGATAGCCAGTTCTGCGGCTCTCGTGAGTCGTGGGGATCACCTCTTCGTGATACTCAAGCGCGACTACCGGGGCAGGAATTTGCTCACCTGATGCCACCTTCAAAGCCCATTCTTCAAGCTTTTTGGCTGCGTACTTTTCGGTCTCGACTTCGCTGAGCTGGCGCTGGTACATTGCCCGGCGGGTGTCGGTCACCACCCAATACATGACCGGGTGCGTCCATGGGAAGTTTTCAGCGCCACCAACATGAACGCCCTTCTCGCGGCTGTAGCGGTGAAACTCGTTCATCACATCCACGATACCCACGCCCAGCACTGAGTTGCTGTCTTTGCACCACTTTATGAATTGCCCCGGCGACGGCCAGAACGGGGATGCGCTTGCCCTGGCATGGCGGACACCTGCCGATAACTGCTCTCTGGTTCGAATTCCGTTCTCAGAGAACGCCGCGATCCACTGGCGCTTTGCCGTCTTCTCGTCAGCGTCGGTTTTGAGGTTGGTCTGTGATGCCGCCGGGAATATCTGTTTCAGCTGGCGAAAGAGCGAGTCGACCAGGTTCTCGGCCTCGATGTTGATAACGTTTTTCGGATCGTAGCTGCCGGACATCCGGGCCAGCGCATCACCGTCACGGTTCTGAATTGCTGCCATCAGTTGCATTGTCACAGGAAGTCCTCCCAGCCTTCACGGCTATTCCAGTGCGGGGTTTCTGGCTCACTGCGGCTGCGCTTTGATGCCAGGGGGTTAACGCGGGCGTTTCGGATCCAGACGCGGAATGCTGAATTCCAGTCAATCAGGGTTGTGCCTCGCGCTGTGTGGTAGTCACGGAAGTTGAGCAGCTCGGTTTCTATGCTGACCCCTTTCTCGGCAGCCATGGCGATATGCTCTGCAGAGGGTTTGAATTGAGCGGGAAAAGGAATTCCACTGCCAGTCGGCAGGCCCATTCTTGTCTTCGCTGCTTCGCTCATAAATCCTTCGCGCCCAGAGAGAGAGTTAGGTTCATTGACTGGTTCAAAAGAGTGACTGATTCTGGGTGCAGCTCCTGCACTACCCCCTAGTGAATCTCCTGCACTAGGTAGTGAATCTCCTGCACTAGGTAGTGAATCTCCTGCACTAGGTAGTGAATCTCCTGCACTAGGTAGTGAATCTCCTGCACTAGGCAAGGTGAGGATGTAGATGTTTGTAGAATTGCCTTTCGGCCCCTTCCTGAAGACTTTTTTCAGCAATCCTGACTGGCAAAGATCATCAATGTGGCTCATGACTGAACGCTTGCTGATTTCGCACTGGTCAGCGATGTATTGATAGCTAGGCCAGCACTCACCCTGATCGCTGGCATTGTCAGCAAGCTTCAGGAGAACGAGCTTACGTAATGGGTTGCCGACCTTAATTTGCATGGCTTTCACCATTAACATCATGCTCACTATGAGTTCTCCTGTTCTGCTTGAAGATGATTTCCACACACACATACACGCACTCATCACAGATACATGCGCCATCTCCTGTGATGATCGTTGCAACGTCGTTATTGGTTTTCCCGCAAAACGAGCATTTGTGAGTGGGATGTGGGTTTGCTTTTCCTGACTGGTTTGGCATAATTAACCCCGCAAATAGTTGTTAAAAATCCATCGTTATTTGGTCTGATCGCTCGGTTGCCGCCGGGCGATTTTTCTTTGTGAGCACCGCAGCTACTTCTCTTGCCAGCCGCGCCATATCGTCATCAACGACACCCCATTCCAGAACTGCCAGTAGCATCGACAGTTTAGGCAGCATGCTTTCCTTCCAGCGGGTAATACCCGACTTATCCATCCCCAATGCCTTTGCAACGTTAGAGGCACCGCGAATAGCAATCTGATTCAGGATCCAGGACTCAATTTTTCGAGCCTGGGCTTTGTTTCGGGTAGTTGTGTTTTCCATTAGTTAAAATCCTTAATAAGTTGTTGAGTCGGCTGACGAATCAGCCGAGTAAATTTGGGTTCCATGTTGTTAAAGAGCGGTAGTACTTACGGGGTTTTGCTGTGCGGGAAAGGCTTGATTTCTTCAGCCTTGATTTTCCCGTCGGGCAGTCGGTTGATAAAAATCTGACGCCCAACCCTAATTGCCTTGCTGATTGCCGTCTGGTGTACACCGATAGCGTCAGCTGCTTTGGCCTGACCTACCTCGCCAACAAACTCAGCTAAAGAAATCTTCATGTGGTTGCTCCTTTGAGTGCATAACCAAACAATACCAGAAGTATTACATAAAGCAATACCTGCGGTATTTTTAAAATATGAGCTTTGGTATTAATATCTGATAATGGAAAAGAAAAAGATTCTCACCCCCGCTCAAGTGGCTGATTCACAGCGTTTAAAAGCCCTTTACGAAGCGAAGAAAAAAGAACTGGGTATTACTCAGCAATCCATTGCGGACGCGCTGGACATTTCTCAGGGTGCCGTCGGCCATTACCTCAATGGAAGGAATGCCTTAAATACAGCGGTAGCATCGGTCTTTGCCAGGCTTCTTGGGGTTAGTGTCTCTGATTTCAGCCCGTCACTTGCGAAGGATATCTCTGATATGAGCTCGGTGGCGTCGGAAAATACTTCTTTCGCAGGGCATTATTCACCTGGCTCAAAATATCCGGTGATTAGCAAAGTTCAGGCGGGCGCCTGGTGTGAAGCTGTTGAGCCGTACACCCTTAAAGATATCGACCTTTGGCTTGAATCAGATGCTCACATTCAGGGGGAGGCGTTCTGGCTGCAGGTTGATGGTGACTCAATGACGGCGCCAGCTGGCTTGAGCATTCCTGAAGGAACCTTTGTCCTCTTCGATACTGGTCGGGAGGCGATCAACGGAAGCTTGGTAATAGCAAAGCTATCCGATTCTAACGAGGCGACTTTTAAGAAGCTGGTGATCGATGGTGGGCAGAAGTACCTGAAGGGCCTTAACCCGCAATGGCCACTCGTGCCGATTAATGGTAACTGCCGTATCATTGGTGTAGCTGTAGAGACGAAGCTGCGGCTGGTCTGATCGGCAAGGTGCTCTGGTCGGCGCATAGCTGGTGAAAAAATTATTTAATGCAGTGTATTAGCTGATTGTAACCCCATGTAACATCTTGCCGTCACCATTTCGGTGGTTAGATTTTTAATAAAAAAAACAAATGTATAGCAAGGTTTTTTATGGATAAAATTAATTACCCACCCCTGTTTGAGCCACGGTTCCATGACATGGATGAAGCTGGATTAAAATCGTATTGTGTCGATTGCTTTCCTTCATCATCCAGGCGAGGCATGCTATACTGTAATTTTATACAGCTACTCGAATCTATTCGAGAATTATCTGCTCAATATGGCTGTTTTACAGAAATATGGGTTGATGGTTCATACACCACGTCTAAACCAGAGCCTGATGATATTGATATTTTGTTGGTATGTGACTATAGCAAGATAAACTCAATACCTGTCATGCTTCGGGGCCGCGTCGATAATTTGCTTGACCGAAACTACATCAAACAAAACTACAAAATTGATGTCCTACTACTCATGAAGAATTTAGATGACCCTAACTATGATTATGAGTACTGGCGTAGCTACTGGCGCGGTTGGTTTGGTTTTGATCGCAGTGAAAACCCGAAAGGGTTAGTGAGGATTTTTTTATGAATGATAAATCAATGTTTAAAAATTGCGATAAACGCATTGATTTCATTCAAAAAGAAGTCGATGCAATGAAGCAAAACAAAACCAGGTCCTTTGCTGACATGCTTCTTTATCGCTCCATGGATTCTCATCTGAGCGATTTGAAGGCCGAAAAATTAAAGCAAGATAGTCGGCACCCACTTATCGATTTTTTTGAGCTGCGGCTGAAAGGCTCTGAGGTTGACTTTGGCTCTATTCCTTTAGAGCTGCTTGGGGCTATTTCAACAAATCTTGCAGCGCTAATACAAAGAGCAACACACAAAATTGCCTCAGGCAAGGACTCAAAAAAAGTTCCCTACGACGTGAAAAGCTCCTTAAACCTCAGGCTGGCTGATTTATCCCCTGGGTCTACAAAATTGGGCGTCACCTTCTCTACAGGAATAGCAGAATTAGTAGAAACAGTACCCAGCAAGGCTGTAAAAGGCATATTCGATTTGTTGTTAAGCGATGACGACAACAACTTCATGAATCACGTCGCTGAAATTGGATACAATTCCACTGTAAGCCTTAAGAGAATCGTAGAGGAATGTGATAAACACAACTTAACATTTGATGCAAGTTGGACCGGTCCATTTAGTAATGGCACCAAGGTGGCAACTATTGACTCCAATAAAATTAAGTACTTGGTGAGTAGACTTACATCAACCATTTCATCCCCTCCCATTACTGAAACGGTTACAGGCGAACTGGTCGTTCTATCCAAATATGGGAAGCTGGAGCTTGATGTTGGTGGTGAACATTTAAAGGCTTCCTATCCGATTGAAATGCTAGATTTAATACAAAAAAAACACAAGGTCGGACAGATTGTTTCTCTTTTAGTGGAGACTACTGAGATTCACAATGATCGCATAGGTCTGTACCGTAAAAACCATCTTGTTAAATCGGTTCTTTAATATCTCACCCGGCCACCGCGCCGGGTTTTTATTTACCCTTCCGCACCATCTCAGCCGCATGCCTGTTAGCTCCCTTCCCTATCACGTTTCCTGTTTCCTTCCGGTACTGCTCCAGCTTGTCGATGATGTTTTGCTGGGTCATAGGTAAATCTGCCAGTGACAACTCCATGACCGCCCGCCCCATCGCCTGAATTTTCATGCTTATACGCTCTTCATCCAGAACCATGCACATCCCTCCTGCTGTTTTTTTAAGCGTAGCACTGGTATTTACAAAAATAAAATCACATCAAATTCATACTCTTAGTATTAATCAAAGATTTATTAATACTGGCGGTATTGCTATATATTAATACCGCTAGTATTGTTACCCCATCGAAACGAAACATCGACAGCTGAGCGAAGTTAGCCAGCGGAGAAGTTGAGATTCGGTCAGTCGAACGGCGCGACAGTAAACCATGCGTCGGACCATAGGCGGGCTCAGGAAGAGCGGCAATTATGGCTAAACGATTTACCAGCAGCTCTTTGCGAGGGGCTGACGGTAAACAAACAGAGGGGTGGAAATCATGCTTGGGTGTGAAAAGTGCGACCACGGATTCGTGTTCACCAGATGCTGTTCTGGTCTTGCTGAAATGTGTGGATGCGGCGGAATGCCGGTTCAGGCCACTAATTGCAAGAACTGCAATCCAGAGAATAAAGAGCCGGATGACGCGGAGACAGAATCGCTTCTCCAGTATGTCGAATGGGTCGATTGATCAGCATTTCTCCCGCATCAGCGGGTAACTACAGAGGGTAAGGGTATGAAAATTGGGGTGCATGATGGCATTCACTTCGATCCTGATGACGAGTTCAAAACAGAGATAAACCCCAAGGCTTTAGCGGCTCTGATAAAGCAATACAAGCACTGCTGTCGAATGACTAAGCATTGCAGCTCAGTGGCAGCATACCGCCTCTGCCCTCACGAATTGGCAAGAGCAAAGCAATACCAGACTCGTCGCGATCACCTTGAAATATTCCTTCGGCTACTCCACACCGAAAGCAAGGAATATGACATTGAGGAAATTGACGATCACTTCGGTGGTGAAGTTGACGACTGGTCGCTAATCCTAAAAGACAAGGTCCCAGACTAACCCGCTCCGGCGGGTTTTTTTATCGGCCATACCTCAGCTCATTCCAACGAGTGAGCGTGAGTTATGTCAACCGGCGGACATCCATCGCCCATTGAAACACTGAATAAATGCGTTGAAGTCTTGTATTAACCGTTCCGTTCGCCGCGATAAGGCCAAGAGGAAATCATGGTAAACCAGCAGCAGATCAGAGAGGCGCAGCGGCTCGCGTCGTTCGCGGTACTCCATCGCAATGCTCCGGCGTGGGAAGAAGCAAAGCGACTTTACGCCGGAGCCATCGGGAGGACTCTTCACTGATGGAAACTTTATTCGCACTCGTCCTGACCGTGGCAATGACCAACGGTGATTATCAGGACGTCATTCTCGGCGCATACGACAGCCAACAGGAATGCAGCCAGGCAGCTACGGAGCAGAAAGTGTCAGCTGAGTGCTGGCCGGTAGAAAGCATCCTCCGCAACGGCGAGTTCCCGGCGAAATCCATCGCGCAGCAGTAACCACCCTATTCAAACGATCGGCCTGGCTTCTGCGGGCGGGATCTGCACATCCAAATTTCAGGAGAAACCATGAGCGAAGTAACGGACTTAACTGTTATCGAAATCAAGCCGGAGCAGGCGCCAGTGCTTTACGTAGCTGGCGGCCTTGACGCTTATCTCGAGCAAATTCGTCAGGCAGTAAACGAAGTGCCGGACCTGTCCACGAAGAAAGGCCGTGACCGTGTCGCCTCTCTGGCGGCGCAGGTGTCCCGCAGTAAGACGGCAATCGAAAAGCCTGGCCGTGAGTACCTGAAGCGACTGAAAGAGGCTGTGCGTCCGGCTGAGGCTGAAATTAAGCGATTCGTTGATGCCTGCGACGAGTTGCGCGATGCGACCCGCCGCCCATTAACCGAATGGGAAGCCGAGCAGGAACGCATTAAGGCTGAAGAAGCCATGAACGCGCTGCACGCCGAAGCGCTGGAAATGAACATCAAGTTCGATCAGGAGCTGGCGGCCAAGTTCGAAGCGGACCACGAAATGGCTCTGTTGATGAACAAGGATTACGACCGCGACCGCGAAGAGCAGCGCCTTCTGGCGGAACAGGCTCAACGGGAACGTGACGAGCGGCTGAAGCGGGAAGCGGCAGAACAAGCCCGCCGCGATGCCGAAGCGAAACACAAAGCTGAGATTGAGGCCGCAGCGCGCCGTGAAGCTGAAGAGAAAGCGCGTGCAGAAGCTGCGGAACGCCAACGCATTGAAACGGAGCAGCGTGCGGCGCGTGAGAAGCAGGAAGCGGAAGCCCGGGCGGAACGCGAAAAAGCCGCGGCGGTTGAAGCCGAGCGCCTGAAGGCAAAACAGGCCGAAGATGCTCGCCTGGCCGAAGAGAAGCGCCTCGCCGATGAACAGGCAAAGCGCGAAGCTGACGTGAAGCACCGCAAGACGGTCGGCACCAACATCGTTAACGCGCTCACCAGCCACACCAGCTTAACCCGCGAGCAGGCTATCGAAGTGCTCACCGCCCTGAAAGATGATCTGATCCCCTGCGCGAAAATTCATTACTGAGGCAACCATGAACGCATTCCTCACTTACGACCGTATCGAAGACCGGCGCTGGGTCGAGCAGCAGCTCGACGACGAGAAAGAGAAGTGGATCGACGACCGGGCGCAGCAAATCATCGACATGATGCCAAAAGAGCCGTCCGGCCTCTTCCACTTCACGATCCCGATTGACTCCAGCCCATACGAAGGACTTCGCAGCGATAAAGCTGGCGAGGCCTACAACGATTTCATTTCGGCAGTTGCTTACGCCCAGGCGGAATACGACTGGGATCACCGAACCGGCTGCCCGTTTTAATTTTTGAGGGGATTAACGATGGCAAACGAATTAACAATCACAGCGACGTCGCTTCAGGAGATAGGCGTCGACGTCTCTACCTGGAGCGCACTGAAGAACAGCATCTACCCTGGCGCCAAAGACGAATCGGTAATGATGGCGCTTGACTACTGCCGAGCCCGCCAGCTGGATCCGTTGCTCAAACCTGTCCACCTCGTTCCGATGTACGTCAAAGACTCGAAAACAGGTAAAGGCGACTGGCGCGACGTGGTCATGCCGGGAATCGGGCTTTACCGCATTCAGGCAGACCGCTCCGGCGATTATGCCGGGGCTCGGGAGCCGGAGTTCGGTCCAGACGTAACTCAGACGCTTACTGGCGTCGAGGTGACCTTCCCTCAGTGGTGCAAATACACCGTCTACAAGCGCATGCCCAGCGGGGAGATCGTCGAGTTCAGCGCCAAAGAATATTGGATTGAAAACTACGCCACCGGCGGCCGCGAAACAACGGCGCCGAATGCGATGTGGAAAAAGCGCCCATACGGACAGCTGGCGAAATGCGCGGAAGCTCAGGCGTTGCGTAAGGCATGGCCTGAGATTGGACAGCAGCCTACCGCCGAAGAAATGGAAGGCAAATCACTGGACGTTGATATCCGTGACGTCACGCCGCGCAGCACCACAGAAGCACTTCCACCAGCAGCAAGCGAAGAAACGCTTCAGGCGATCACCGATCTCTTAACATCGCTGAATAAAGACTGGGAGGAAGACTTCCTCCCAGTGTGCAGCGACATCTTCAAACGGCCAATTCTTGAGGCGTCCGACCTCACTGAAGAAGAGGCACAGAAAGGGTTCAACTTCCTTCAGAAAAAAGCTAAGGCGGCAGCATGACACCCTCCCTGCTTTCACTGTTGTGAAGCGGGAAGCACAGCATTCGCGACATGGCAAAGATTTTAGGCATTTCAAGGTCTCGCGTTTCATGGTTCATCGCCGAGCTTGAGCGGCGTAAATGGATAGAAGTCACCAGGTGCGCAATATGGTTTCACGATGGCACCCGTTCAAATAAGCAGAACGTATACAGGGTAAAACTATGACACCGAAAATTATCCTAGCTCGGACCGGCATTGACGTAACCACTATCCAACAGGGCGATGAGGCGTGGCACCGGCTGCGCCTCGGTGTCATTACTGCCTCAGAAGTACACAACGTCATATCCAAGCCAAGATCGGGGAAGAAGTGGACAGATATGAAAATGTCCTACTTCCACACGCTGCTCGCCGAGGTATGCACAGGCGTAGCGCCAGAGGTTAACGCTAAGGCGCTGGCCTGGGGTAAGCAGTACGAGGAAGACGCTCGTACCCTCTTCGAGTTCACCACCGACGTGAAAGTCACGGAGTCGCCGATCCTGTTCCGTGACGAGAGCATGCGCACCGCGTGCTCCCCTGACGGCCTGTGCAGTAACGGGTTCGGCCTTGAGCTTAAATGCCCTTTCACCTCTCGCGACTTCATGAAGTTCCGCCTTGGCGGTTTCGAAGCCATCAAGTCTGCGTACATGGCCCAGGTGCAGTACAGCATGTGGGTTACCGGAAAAGACGCCTGGTTCTTTGCCAACTACGACCCGCGCATGAAGCGCGAAGGTATTCACCACGTCGTCGTTGAGCGGGATCCACAGTACATGACCGATTTCAACGAAATGGTGCCGGAGTTCATCGAGAAGATGGACGAGGCGCTGGCGGAGATCGGCTTCACGTTCGGGGAGCAGTGGAAATGAAACGCACACCCTTCTACCGCAGGCCCGGGCGCACCGGGCAATTCTCCGGTCTCCGTGAACGCGTTATCTGGATGATTCAGACGCGCGGACGCCCTGTAACCGGTTCTGAGATAGCCGCCTCTTTTGGCGTAACGCTCATCGAGTTTAACCGCTCCGCAAAGAACCTTACACGTGGAACCGGCAAAGTTGCCCGTCTTGAGGCTTCTCCTACCTGGGTTACTGAACCAGGAATTGTCGATCGGCAATTCAACTTAGTAACCCCGGCCAAAGTAGTTGTCCCACAAGGAAAGACACGTCTTTGCACTCGCGGCGCCGTTCTCCATGCATCTAAAAAGGTTCATCAGGAATGCCTGGATAAAGCTGCACGCCACAGCAGGTTGATAAAGGCCAATCTATACATTGACGAATTCGAGGCGGTGCTATGACCAACTTGAAAACAGAAGAGCTCGCCCTGCTCTGGCGCCACACCAACGAGCAGGTATCAGAGCTAACCGGGCGCAGCGTCGAGGAAGTTGGCGATATGCGTTTGAAAGCGAATATCGAGCGCAATGGCTGGGACGTTAACGACCCTGAGCGGGAGGAAGCTTGATACATTTCCATGGTGGACCCATCACACCGGACACTTGCGCCCTGAAAGCATGGAAAGGCAGGCACGCCTTTATCTCCTTCGCTAATCCAGGCCAATTAGCCCTTGCCAGCGAAGTCACCCAGTCTTTCGCGCTGGATAACGGTGCATTCAGCTTCTGGACGAAAAAGCGCGTTGTTAACTGGAATGACTACTACGCGTTTGTAGGTCGCTGGATGAATCACCCACGATTTGCTTTTGCTGTCATTCCCGACGTGATTGGCGGGACCAGTGAAGAGAACGACGCGTTAATCGCCGAGTGGCCGCACGGCAAAGTAGTCGGCGCGCCGGTGTGGCACATGAACGAGCCCGATGAACGTTTCTTCCGCCTGTGTCGAGAATTTCCGCGTGTATGTATCGGCAGCATGGGTGAATACGACGCGAAGCGCCCGCGCTCATGTCGGGCAAAGTTACGCGATCTCATCCGTCATGTTGTCGACATAAACGGTTATCCGATAACAAAGCTTCACGGCCTGCGCATGCTGAACGCCGATATCTTCCGCCACATCCCGCTGTCGTCAGCCGACAGTACAAATGTGGCCCGCAACATCGGAATCGACAAGGCGTGGGATAAATCAGCCTACGCGCCGGCAAGCAAAGAAACACGCGCTGCGGTGCTGGTCGAACGCATTGAATCCTTCAACTCTGCAAGTTCGCTGAATTACGACGCAGAACGTGATCGGTTCACACCACAACTGGCATTCGAGGTTTGATATGACCGATTACACCGGCAGCAACACGCCAGCGGATCAGCGCGACCTCTGGCGCACTCCGCCATCCCTCTTCGCTTCACTTGATGCTGAGTTCTTCTTCCAACTGGATGCCGCCGCAGCGCCGCATAATGCACTTTGCAGGAAGTTCATCACCGCCGAGCAGAACACGCTGGAAACGCCGTTGGTTGATTACCTGAGTGTGCCGGGTTACGTCTGGCTGAATCCACCCTATAGCGACATCACTCCATTCGTTAAAAAGTCCGCAACCGAAAGCGCCAATCAGATCGGCACAGTAATGCTGGTACCGGCAGACACATCGGTAGGCTGGTTCAAGGAGGCAATCCAGACCGCCAGCGAGGTTCGCTTCATCACCGCCGGGCGGCTGGCATTTATCAACCCGGTCACCGGTAAGCCAGTCAGCGGGAACAACAAAGGGTCGATGCTCATCATCTGGAGGCCGTACCTGCGTACACACTGCCTGTTCACAACGGTTGAGCGTGACCACTTAATGGCCTTCGGCAACAAACTACTGGCTCGACGGGAGGCCGCATGATGCCAAAAACTCAGGAACAGCGTAACGCCCTTATCTCTACCGCCCGGCGCTGTAACGAAGAACTCAAAGCCGCAATGAACCAGAAGCCAAAGCCGAAATTCGACGCGGTAAGTCGCCCACTGCTCAAGAAGCATTTCGAGAAGCTCAAAGCTCTTGGCATTCCATTCACTCTCTTCACATGGACTATCGGTGTGATGAACAAGCAATTCAGGGAGTACTGATATGGCGGACATTATTGATTCAGCAGCAGAAATTGAAGAGTTACAACGTAACTTCGCACTCAGTAAGCATCGCCGTACCGGTAATCTCGTGTCTGCTGGGTTCTGCGAAGCGTGCGGAGAAGACATCCCTGAGCTGCGTCGCGCTGCCGTTCCTGGCTGCCAGACATGCGCCAGTTGCCAGGAAGAAATCGAACTGAGGAATAAGCAGAGGGGGTGGTGATGTGTGATATGCCAGTAGTCTTTGGACAGGAACAGCGAAAGGCCCGCAAAGAGCATAAGTGCTGCGAGTGTGGAGTCATAGTTAAGCCAGGCGAATTTTACGCATATTCTCACGGTGTCTGGGATGGAAGCGGGCAAAGCTTCAAGCAATGTCTCGACTGTGCAGAGGTATCGAGCGCCACAGCCGCATCTGTCGATGATCCGGAAGATGGCCCTGCATTTACCGGTTTGCGTGAGTGGTTCATGGGCTATTCATGTCGCGAATTTAACGGTGATGAACTGGTTCAAAGTTTCGCCACCGACCTGAATGTAGACGAAAACAAAATCCGCAAAGTTTTGCGAATGGGGCCAGCCAATGTTCAGGATAATCCAGCCTAATACCTGGTACGCCGATCCCCACGGTGCGCCCTGCAAAATCCTCCGAGCTACCCACGAAGTCATCCACTACATCCGCAACGGCCGCACCTGCATCGCCAGTATGTGCCACTTTCAGCATGAATTCGAGCCGCTGACAAAAGCACAGGCCGAACGGATCGCTGAAGCCGAGCGCATGCTTGCATCTTCAAAGCGTCACTTAGGCGATGAACTGCACGATCAATTCAGCATCACCCTGGCGGATATGAAACCGGAATACGTGGCCTGACGAGACCGGGAGGGGTAACCCTCCCTCAAGGAGATTATATGCGACTGATCAATCGAGGAAGTAAGCAATCACCTTTAGCTCGCCAAGCATGCGACATCGCGCTGGCAGCTCACTTGCAAACATATGGCGACTATGGGCGAAGCAAGATGAAAGAGACTTATACGGTGAAGGTTGAAGGCGTGAAAGTCTGGGTGGAGGTGGTGAACCGAAAGGCGAGCTACGTGGCCACAGCGATGACCGGCATGCGCCGTCTCCGCTCCCTGCCCGGGCAGGTTGGTTGAAAAAGATTTTGAATGGCCCGAACGGGCAACTGGAGAGAGCTATGGATGATATTTTGGTAACGTCAGACCTGACCAGTCGCTACAAAATTTCACGCAAAACCCTTTGGTCATGGCAAAGTGCAGACACAATGCCTCGGGGCTTCGTATGCCCGTTCCCACCCCCTGACTGGCCCGGCAACCCTAACCGCTGGCGCTCTGAGTCAATCAAAGAGTGGGAGGATAAAAAGAAGATAAATTAACTGAAGGGCTCTCCGATGATCTCTTCAAGATGGCTCTGCCAAACGCGGAGCCAGTGTTTCTGATCATCGATATAGTCATGAAGGTTGTAATGCGCCATAACCCCCACCATCTGATGCCCGAGCAGCTTTTCAATTACGTGCGGCGGGCAACCTAACTCAGAGAGATTTGTGGCTATCGTCCGCCTCATATCATGAAGCGACCACTCTGCCATACCTGTTCCATTCCAAATAGAACGGGCGTAATTGGATGCCACAGGTGAATGAACGGGCGAATCTTTGATCCCGCCATCAATTTTACGTTGTGAAGTCACCAGGTGATTGGTGTTTATTTTCTTGAGGTGATTTCTGACCAAGTTAACGGCGGCGTCTGAGAGCCCCCTTCTAATATGTACCCGAGTTTTATAACTGCCCGCAGGCACGACCCACTCATTATCATCCAATCGAAACCATGATCTCTCACTAAGTCGAATCTCAGCCGTACGGCATCCGGTAAGCATAATAAATTTCACCAGGAAAACGGACTCTATCGACATATGGCTTTTCAACCACTGATAGATTTTGCGCAGATCGTCATCGTCCATCCTGCGAGTTCTCTTTTTAGGCTTTTGCCCGACATCAGATGGCAGTAATCCCTCGAGTGGGTTTGAGGCGATCACACTTCTGTTAACGCAGAACCTAAACGCCCGTTTGCACAGCGAAAGCATGTAATGAGCCATCACCCTGCTTTCTATAGAATCGAAGACGTTGATCCAGTGCATTTTCGCTGTGTTATCGACTTTGACATTCTTCATCGGTTCGGCGATATGTTTCTCAAACACCTGGCGATAGTAATCGACTTTAACTAGCCCGTTAGCGATACAGTGCCTTTCAATCCAGTAATTGAACGCTTCGGCAACGGACATCGCTTCCTGTCGGGTCTGCTTATCCAGCTTCACCTGCTCTCGCGGATCCAGTCCCTCAGTTAACCAGTTTCTGAATTGTTGGCGACGCTCTCTTGCCTGGGTGATACTCATTGCAGGATAATCACCAACATTGAGTTTTACCGCTTTACCGGCCCAGCGATACCGATAGAAAAATGATATTTTTCCGGCCTGGCTGATTCTGGCGTTGAGCCCGTGCGAATCAGAAATAATCTCGATATCATCTCTTTTCTTGCCGAGCGCCTTCCTGAGCTTTGTGTCGGTGATCAT